CGAATAGAATAGCGGCAATCTCAAGGGCGAGATTGGTGTTTTGTTGTTGCATACGTTTGTTCCTTTCGTGTTATACTGTTGTTCAAAACGAGAGAGAAACCGATGACTACGAACGGGCGTGATACCCATTTTCAAGGTTTTGCTGACCTTCTTTTTCCAGAGATTTCTAAACTTTTCTTTACCATGTATGCCCGTATCTTGGAACATAGGCAGATAGAAGAAATCGATGCAATTGAGGATGAGATTAGAACCCTCATCGCTCAGGGGGCTTATGATCTGGCTATTCATGTCTTGAGTCATGCGAATGAACGCATGAACTTGAAATTAACGAACATCAAGGCGTGGGTGGACTTAGGAATACCAGACCTCACAGAATGGCCTACTCGTGGAAGCCCAGACTTACCAGAGCAGCAATAATCAAGAGAAAAGCCAGGATGCCGTAAGCGATAGCCCAGCCCCAGGAGCCGCCTCTGTAATGAGCCAGGGCTAGCTCAGTAGAGCGAACGACAAACCAAAGTAGGATGAGAAAGCCGACGTGCGTATCAAGTAAAATCATGGTGTATACCTCCATACATTTGTTCTAGTTTGCTACACAAGATTAGACTTTGGCCACAATCGCCTTAATGCTTGCAATGGCATCGACAAGCGCTTGCGGTGTCTGTGGCTGGTTGGCAAGCTGGCGTTTGAGTTTTGCTAACTCTGGGTCTGTACCAGGGCCTCCATCGTAAAGTGCGACGGGCGAGACCTTCTGATCTTTCCACTGCCTGACACCATTCTCGAAAAATTGGATTACCCAATTTTGATTGATGTAAATCTCGTTACTCATTGGCCTTCCGAGCACATCAAAACCACACAAGCCCTTGTTACCCTCGTGCTTATAATTATCCAATAAGGCATATTGAATCACCTTCCCTTGCCAGGGCCCGCCAGTGTCCGTACATTCCCATTGGTGGGGATTTAGTTCCTTAAAGTGTTTCTTGATCTCAGGATTATTGATATCTATCGTAACCACTTCTTCCTCCTGTTGAATTCGTTCAGCTATCCAGATTTGTTTGAACAGCAATAAGCGTGCCCAGTCAGCATCAGACCTCAAGACAGGCTTATTAATCCACGGGTCATGTGCCGTCAGATGCCCGGGCACCTCATCAGAGTAAAACGTCAAGACGTGACTATAGCCGTAACTTGACGGCATGTAGGGATCGGGTTCCGTACAGATTACCGGATGCTGCATCGCCAGATGAGCATGAGCCTGTTGGATGAGATACCCAGGCTCACCGTCCAATGGCCAGAGCTTTACTCCGAGAGAAGCACAATACTGGATGTACTTGACTGCTGCTGTGCCGCCCGTATATTCGCCTGGATACGCCATGTCTTTGAATTTATCAGGATTGTATTTATCGTGGTCGAGGGCTGTAACCCCGTTGAGCCACATGCACGCTCCGCATACTTCCGCGGCCACGCAATCATCTTGATAGTTCTCCGAGGGCTTGCCATCCGAGGTCACTTGTGTTTGTTGGGAGACCATAACATAATTTTGTAATATACTCATAAGCTGCCTCCTTTTATATTAAAGACTAGCTTCTGATGCGGGTTTATGGTATACTGTGGGGGTAATAATGTGGTGTGTCCCAGAGGTGTTAGAGCACCCCTGAGACTAGATACAACGTTGGAGGTTGTACCATGGATGATATTATATCCCCAAACGCGCCCCAGAAGCAATGTAAAGGCCCTTGTGGTCGCACTCTTCCCGCTACTTCTGAATACTTTCACTCTCAAAAAGCTGGTAAGTATGGTTTTCGTAGCACCTGTAAAGTTTGCCGTAAAACTGAAATGCCACTTGACGAGAAAAGAGCCTACAGTAAGCTGTACCACGAAACGCACAAGGAAAGAGAAAATCAACGTAGCAAAGAATACGCTAGGACGCATAAAGAAGAGGCTCGCCAACGCAGTCATTTGCCTCACAATATGGAGAAACACAGGCAGGAAAGCCGAAGATATGCGAGAGAGCATAGAGAGCAACGAAAACAGTACGGCCAACGCTACTACAGAGAAAAGTTTGAGCAGATTAGCGCCCAAAAGCGAGCCTATAATATTGCCCATGCAGATGAAGTCAAAAGGCATCATCAAGCCTACTATCAAGCAAATCGAGAAGAGATTATACGTCGCCAGCGCATTCGCGCTCAAAGTGAGGTAGCAAAGAGGCGAAGGAAGATTTATGAGGCAGAGAATGCTGAATATATCCGCTCGCATGCCTATAGCTATAGAAGAAACCATCTTGAAGAGGACAGTGCTCGTGCTCGTTTGCGTCGTGCTCGAAAGAAGTCGGTACTTGGTACCCATACGGCAGCACAAATTCAAGAGCAGTTGAAACGCCAACGTTATCGGTGCTATTATGCTGCTTGTGGTTTCTCTAAGTTTCCAAGAGTCAAAGGTAAGTATCTTTACCAAGTTGAACATACCTTTCCTCTGAGCCGTGTAGCAGGAACCGATATCCCTGCTAATGATATCTCTTACCTCGTGTTGAGTTGTGACCATTGCAACGGAAGTAAGAGTAGCAAGTACCCCTGGGAGTGGCCCCAGGGAGGCCGATTGCTCTAAAACAGCCATAAAGCCCTCCTTTCTAGTGAATGGGATTGACGGTAATCGTATCAATATTCATCGTCTTTGGGCCATTGGAAAAGATGATCGACAAATACACCGTCCATTGCCCAACGGTATCGATATCCGCTGCCACCGGCTGGTACACCACAATGCTATTCGTCCCGTCAGTATCAGTCTGCACGCTAAACACGCCACCACTGCACACCTTCAGTACTGGCGGACTGGCCTGAGCATTGTACAGGTGCAAGGTGAAATTTGCATTCGTGTACCCGCTCAAGTTGGGTCTCACCCCATTAATCAGGGATATTGGGAAGCGGAAGGGCGTCCCAGTGTCGCCCTGGAATGTCGTCATGCTCATGGGTTGGCCTCCTTCATGGGTAGATTGCCGTCTGAAGCCGTCATGGGTAGATTGCCGTCGCTGGCGGAAAGTGGCATCGTTTTGTAGTACAGGTTCGCATTCACATTTGACGGCGTAATGAAAAAGGTAGATCGTGTATTGGTGCGCGCCTGCGCTCGTATATTAAAGATGCTCCGGGCATTGGTCTGAAGCGTATTAAGCGTGGCGCTTGTCCATGATGGATGCGCCGTCATGTAATCGGTAATGGCTTTCCACGAACTCCCCGTTCCCGTTCCCAGGCTGGGACTGACGGATGCTGCCTGTAACGGCTTTTGATAATCAATCGTCCATATCCCCAGTTTCCCGACGGGGTTCGGATTTTGTGTGCGCAGCGCATCAAACATATCGGTGAGATATGGAGCTCGTGATTGGTGCTTCGCGTCGGTTGTGCCATCCGTAATCATCACGGCCCATTGCACCGTCTCGCCGTTCGCATGCGTGAGGTTGGCAGAGGTGGACACATCTTTTTCGATGTTCCGCTGATCGATGGTAAATGCGGTTCCGCTTCTTGTGCTACAGTGCATCCATTCGTTTTTGACGATCAGATAAAAGTCGTTGCCCGAAGTTGGGAAACCCACGCCAGAAGCCACATTGAGGGTAAACGGTGTGGCCTGCGTAGCGCTAATCGTACCGGAAAGCGTCGTTTGGACAAGCGACGTCGGATTACATACAACATCCCCCACATTCCAGCCGGTTTCCAAGACGTAGATCGGGGTATTTTTCTGCCCCGTTGGCGCGTAGGATTGCAGGGCATTGCCGATCAACGTCAATTCTGGCGCAATGGCAACGCCTGTCGTGTCCACCGTCGAGGTTGGATCAGGCGAAAGACGACCATCATAATAGCAGTGCGCGTCCACAAAGTCCGGGAAGTTGGCCGCCGTGATGACGCTAAAAACGTTCTGGCACCAATTTGAAATATGCGTACTTGAATTGGTTGGTGTCTTGCGCACCGAGCAAATGCCCATGAGTAGTGCCGGATTAATCGCCCTGACCGCGGGAATAGCCGCATTGGCGGTCGGCCCCAGCGCTCGTCCTGTGCGACCCGACACCGTGTCAAATTCCTCATTGCCTATCTGGATGCTTTCCACATGACCATGCCCATGATTGCCGTCGTAGCGCGTAGCCAGGTGCTGGGCGAAACGTGAGTAGGCCTGTGGTCCTCCCAGTGTACCGCTTCCCAGCCCGACATTGGTTCCTGAGTCGTCAAAGATCAGGTAATTATCCGGTGCGTCCTGGATCGTCAACATGACGTTGATATTCGCAGCATTGAAAGCGGCTACCGCATTGTCCATCGTCTGAACAGCCGATTTGGTCGGATCGGTGTTTCCTGACGGCCCATCCCAGTAGATCGGCGTATTGGTCGGCGGCTCGCTCACCGCGCCGCCAGTAGGATTGGTTTCGTAGTTGCGCCAGCGGAATTGATAGCGCACCCACAGCCCGCCTCCAATGATATTGGAGAGCGTCGTGAGGTCGGTAATCAGGTTGGTGTCCAGCGCCCGATACGTGGGATTGCTCACGGGCTTGCCGCCATCCTGATAATACGTGAATGCGTACGGACTGTCTTTTGTTGGGATATATGGCATGGCTCCTTTTCCTCCCTACACCGATTGATAGGCGAGATTGACCACGCACAACTGAGGATTCCCCACAATCGTCTGCCCCAGTGTCACCTCGGCCACCGCCCAAAACTGGACTTGCGCCCCGGATGCAATGTTACCCATGTTGAGCGAGGCGAAAAAGCTGGCTGTTGCTGATGTTTGGGAGAGCAGGCTATCTGTGTAGCCACTCGACGTGCTAGGATTGGCATTGGATGTGGCAATGTTGGTATTTTGCGCCTTCTGATCGCCCGCGTTGTAGATGTAGAAATTCTGAACATTCACGCCGATGCCGTTGGGCGTGGCATTGGTGCCATCGTTCAAAATGCCGTTCGTCTGGTCGCCGACTGGCAGGCTGTAATACCATTCATTGACGACGGTGTTGTTGGGATGAAGATGCGCCAAAGGTGTCAACAAATTGAGCGTGGTACTGGCAACGCCGGGCGTAGGCGTAGCATAGGCTATGGTCTCATTGCCATTGGTTGCATCGATAATATCGATGGTGCCATAGCCAGGAAGCGCATTTGCCACCACAATCGAGGTCGCCCCAGCAGCATACCCGCCCGTGTGGTTGATCGTGGTGGCTATGTCGGTATTGTGCGCAAGCTCCACGGTATGGAGGTTGTCTGAATAGATTTTCAGAAAAGCGCTCATCTACAGCCCTCCCTGGATAATCGCGGAGAGCGACGGCATCAGGTTGGAAGCGGCTGTTCCGCCCGTTGTCCCTGGCAATACAGGCGTGGTCGTGCCTGTACTGTTGTTTGTGGCCGTCATGGCGCGGGTAATGGTGATTGTCCCAGCAACCAGCCCGCCGGCGCGTCCGTAGGTGTCTGTTGAGTTCCCAGGCGTTAAGGCCATGTAGTATTTGCCAGGTGATAGGTTGAGAGCCGTAGCAAAGTTGACGCTTTGGTCAAGGTTGGCCGTATTGACCGTTGCGCCGATATTGGCCAGCAAGTTGCCGGAGCTATCATAAATCCCAGCATCCGTTTTCCCTGTAGCAGTGGCGGCCATGCGCCAGCGCATCCCCAGGATCGTCGTGGGGCTGTTTAACTCGAAGGCCCACAAGTAGACTGTGTTAGCCACGAGCACCGCATTGCCGTTCCCGGCGATTGCTGATATACCTTCAACAATCCAGGGTGTGACCTGGCCAGTGTCAACGGTGCTTGGATATCCCATCAGTGCGCCTCCTGTCGTGCTTGGTTGTGGCATATTTCACCTCTATTTGCCATAAATGTTCAATGAATGAGTAAATGTTGGTGTTGCTGACCCTCCAACGACCCACCGCAATCGGCCTGTTAGCCCCAGGCTTTGGTTATAGGCCATGCCCGCGCCAATGCTCGTACTCAAAGTATTCGCAGCGACTGTAAGCACTGCACTTTGCCAAAGCACATAATAGATACTGTCCGCTCCCTTACGCTCATAGAAGTACTGGATAGTCGGATTAGTCCCTGCCTGAGCGGTGGTATTGATATCTATGCTAATTTCCGTATAAGGCCCAACGGTGATATCTCCACTGTTTTGCGTGCTGCCTGATGTAGTAACCGATGTCTGGGTATACGCTGCCACGCTGCTACGCTTAGTCGGCACAATCTGATCAGAGGCGATATTCACAGCCAAACTATTGGCTGTCGTTTGCGCTCCAACCAATAGCTTTCCGAGCAAGCGCTTCACAAAAGCCATGAAAGAGAAGGTGCCAGCGTCAGTCGTAGCCGATGCATCAGCTTTCGCGCCAAAAGTGACGTTATCTCCGTCATACTGATACAAGGCAACGGACGTATTGCTATTGCCGCCTGTTGAGACCGCAGGTCCTCCCCGAATGGCAAGAGGGGTATTTGTCCCGTCAGGAACGGCGCTACTCATCGGGAGAGGCGTTCCTGAGCCATCAACGGGCGTTGGGGTATAGGTCATGTTCTACGTTCCTCTCTCTACAGGTATTCAATGTCAATGCTCAGGTCAGAAGCCGCAGTGCTTGTATTGTCCGTGTCGCTAATGCCAGTCACCGCAGCCAACCCTATCCCCGCGCTAAAGGCCAGCCCGTTGGGCATCGTGGCATTGACGCGCCCACCCGCAGGGATGCCAATGACGCGGCGCAGCAGCGCATTATCTGTTGCCGGCGCAGGTGCGGTCGCTTTGTTGTACAGCTTCACGTAGCGTATGGCTGCTGACGCATTAAAGATTTCGTAGCCATAGACCGTGCCCGCTGTAGCTTTGATGCTGGTCGCATTGTTGGTGGCCGCCGCTATCACGTGGAAACTGCTGCTGCCCCCTGTACTTATCGCGGGCTCGATGATTTTGCCCGTTGATGGGCTCAGTAGATAGACCGTGCGCATATCATTGCGTCCCTGTCCATTAAAGTGGCTGTCCGCGTCTGGCCAAATTTTTGAGTTTGCCATGAGTTATTTCCCTTCCTCTTGTTGAGCAATTTTCTCAAGTTGTCCTGTTGTATGTATCTGCACGACATGCTCTACGCCCGTACGCTGGTCGATGAGCGTAATCACATCATCGTTGACTTCGATCAAGAGTCCACGTCGCTTCTTCAAGGTCACCTGCAGGGTGAAAAACACGCCTTCGAGTCGCGTAATCTTCTTCTCAAGCACCTGTATTTGCTTCTCTTGTGCGGTATTCTGCGCTTGTAATGCGGTAATCGTATTTGTTTGCACTTCCGACATTCCCCTGTTTTTATTGCCGACGAAGGCAATCACTACGCCAATGGCCGCCGAGAGCGCGATAGCGATACTCAAGAGTGGCAGGAATGCCCCAAAATCAGGCATGGTACTCCTTTTCGAGCATTTCTGCCAGTTTTGCTGCTGCATCTGCCGATTTGAGTGCCGCCTCTGCTGAAATGGCGCGACTCACAAGCATCGTCTGTTCCATACGGTGGATGTAGCGCGTCGTGCTCCACCAGATGAGCCACAGAAACACAAGCACGGTACACAGCCAGACAAGATAAAAAATGGTTAAGATCGTTTGCCACATAATCCCTCCTCTACGCTGCTTTCTTCTGTATCATCGTTGCGAGTGACTTCCACGCGGAGCCCAAATTCGGCCCCTCGGTCGCGGTCACGTTGTACCAGTACAAGAGTGCCCCACCGGCCACAATCGACGCCGTGGTATCAATGCCGGTAATCAGGAATTGCCCGGCGGTCACATTCTGCTCAGGCACGAATACTTCAAGCAGTTGCCCCGGCGCTAAGCCCTGACGCACCGTCTTGAAGGTGAGTGTTCGCCCGATTTTCCCGTACCGCACGAGAAGCTGATTGGCCAGCGTGGTAGCCGCTGCCTTACTCATGCCCTGCCCGCTCACATCCTCCACCGCTTCATAAATGCCACTCGAATTATCAATGGCAGCCATTTGCGCGATAGACGTGGTGCCTGGAAATTGGCCGGTGTTGCTGATCGTGACATTCACCTCAAAATCGCCCGTATAGGTGACAGTGAGCGTATCCGTCTTGACAAGAAGAGTGCCACCGCTATCTTGCGTGATAGCGGTACTTCCCGCCTGATAGTAGAAGTCTTTCCCAGTATCGACACCCTGCACACCCACGGTCTTGAGTTGCCCATTGAGGCGAATAGTTGGCGCCTTCGTGAGTGGATTAGCGACATTCCAGGTCGTGGCCTGCTCGTCTCCGATGAATTTCTGTGTGAAGGTTGCAGTGTCAATGGCTCCCTTGACTGTTTGCCGGTTGCGATAGAGGTCAGCACTATTCTCCAGCGTGAGATTCTCCACAAACACATCACCGATAGATTGCCCTGCTACGACGGTACCCGCGTTGGAGCTATCCAGTATCCATGGCGCATTGGTTGCGGCATTGGCCTGAAACCACACTTTCAGATTTTGGTCAATCGTCCACCAGTAGTTTGATTGGCGCGCAAGGTCGCTCAGGTTGGCATCGACAAAGGTCAGCAAATAGCTGGGATTTGGCATAAGCACACCAGGCCCGATGGAGGGACCGTATACGGCCATGGTGACATCTTGCACTTGGGGCGTGGCCGTTGGGTCAGTGCTCGTGAGCGTGAGCCGATTGTAGACATTTGCCCCTGTGGCATCGTTACCCAGCGGCTGCACATTGAATTGATAGAACTGTGACGTATTCCCAACGTTGCGCAACCCGACGCTGCCCGCTCCAAATGGGCTTGTAGAGTCGGTATAGGTAATGATCGAAACCCCATCCATGTAGACCGTGATGACGGGATTAGTGGTTCCACCAAGCATCGTCACGCGGAAGCGATGATACGTGTTGCGGGGGAAGCTGATATTCGCTGTGCCGATTTGCGTAGGGGTGCCTGCCACAACTTTGTTGATTTTCACCGTGTTGGGGACGGACGAAGCGCTAGCATCACTGACCACAATCGTGTAATAATTGCTCGTGCCCTGCCAGCGCCACGTGGCCCCGCCTTGATCGGAATAGTTCATATCAAAGAAGAAATCGACATCCAAAGCCGTAAAGCCATTGTACAGCAGCACAGCTTTGTTGCCCCCTACCGCAATCAACCGTTTATTGGCGGTATCCCACGTCCAGGTAGCAGCGGATCCGCTACTTCCAAAGGTGCTGGTATATTGTGATGCTGATGTACTGGGGATCGTGAGCGTGCCGCCGAAGACGCGGGGCACGTACGTTGTACCCACGAGGCCAAAGGTATCAATCCACGGTGCCACCTGCGAGGGATACCCTGGAATAGCGCCGCCGTTGCTGCTTGTCACATCTGTCCAGGTGCTGCTATCCGGCGAGGTTTCCACCTTGAGCGTCGTGTTTGTGGCTAAAATGGCATTCCAGTTGATGAGACTTGAGCCAATCCTCCCGACAGGTGTGAGCGAGAGGACAGGAGTTACCCGCGTGCCTGTCGAGGTATAGGCAGAGGATACCCAGGCCGTGAGCCCATGAAGGTTGATCTGCTGCGAGGCTACAGGGGATTGCATCTGCACCTTGAGTTGCAGCGTCCCGCTCGTGAGCACCGTACCGGCTGTGAGCCCTGGTATCACGCCTCCATTGGTGCAAGCCGTGTACGCTCCACCATTGACGCTTGCCAGCACATTGAGAATGCCCCCGCTGGGTACATCAGCATCCCAAAAGACGACGCTATTCCCAACGGTGATAGAGCCAAGAGAAACCGATTGTGATACCCAGTTGGGAAGCGTATAACTTGTGGGTGGGATAGGAATGACGCCCTGGTAGGGCATGACGCCGAAATTATCGAAGTACCCGGAGTAGGTTGCGCCCGAGTCGTTGTACATCACCGGCGCAAAGTAGCCCGCCGCCGTCCAGGTGTTGTCCACGACCGAGATATATTGCACTCCATCCAGGAAAATGGTATGCGTCGTATTGCCGCCAGAGGTTGAGACCAGCACGGTCAGCGTGTGCCAGTCGCCTGAGGTGAGTGTGAGCGTTATTGGGGAGCCACCAAGCGGGGTACGCGAACCGGTGCCGGTGCTGCTGTTGGTGCCTCGCGAGAGGGAAATCTGATATGGGCGTACATCCACCTTATAGGCGTAGGTATCGTTATTGTCCTGCCAGCCGGTAGTCAGGTAGGATAGCCCGATAGCATCACTTGTGGTCACTTGAAAGTCGATACTGGCGATGAAGTTTGGCCCCCAGGTACCCACATCATCCAACCTCGCACGGACGTCGGCAATATTACTCACGGTAAGTTGCAACTGGCCCTTGTAGATCGCCATGGCCTTGCCTGTGCCGCCGTAGAGCGTCTGGTTAGCCAGACTCGCATCGTTCCAATTGCGCAAGTTGGCCGTGATCTGCAGGTCTCCGCCCGATGTCGCCGTAATGTTCGTCTTTGTGCCTGCGTTCCAGTCAGATTGGCTATTCCAGGTCTGTTTCGTATCGCTCTTGGTCGCGACGTACGAGGGATACACTGCCCAGGTGTAGTTTGTTATCACCGGTGTCACCGTGGGGTCTTTGCCTGTCAGGCTCAGCACTTGCCTGGCTTGCATCGTGCGACTCGTGAGGCTTGCCCCAGGCATGAGATTAGCAATTGCACCATAGAGGGTAGCAGGTTGCCAGGTTGCATTTCCATCAATGGAGGTGCTCATAGCGATAGCGGTATCAGTTGGCTGTGTCTGTACCCAGCTAATGAAGCTGGATTTGGCGATAGCAGCAGCGTCGAGCGCCGTAGTATTCGCTATCCGCGTGCCTGATTGCTCGTAGGCAATGACCGGTGTGAGCACGATATTGCTGTAGCCATTTGACTTGACGGTGCTATTCTGCGCCGGAGCCACGATGGAGGCATGTGGCCCGGTGCCCTGGTAGATCGTGAGGCTCGTGCTGCCCCCATTGGTGATGAGAATGTCCCTGAAGTAAGAGGTATATGCCCCCCCATTGTCCCCTTCAAACTCAGCGTTCACGAAGGACAGCGTTTTCCCGTGCAGCGTGGAGATATCGATGGTGCGACTGTACCATTGATCGTTGGCAAAGCTGGATAAGTCGGTGTTTGGATGAGCTCGCAGGCCGTTCTGATCGACAATCGAGGTCGTATCCCTGATGGTTGTGCCGTCGCTGCATGTACCATCGATGCCGCTCATAATTTGCGGGCTATCTGAATCAATCCACACGGCATAGGTGAGTTGATCGCCAGTGACGATGGTATAGGAGCCACTCCATATCTTCTGATGCACAACGGCATTGCCAAAGTTATTGCCGCAATTGCCCGTCATCCGCAAGACAGAGACGGAGGCAAGCTGCAACTGATTGCCGGTGGTATCGAGATTGGAGAGTGAGAGGTTGGTATTCCAGTTGGTTGTCGTGCTCACGACCTGCGTTACAGGTGTCCCAGCCAGGGCTAATTCTAAATCTCCATCATCGACATTCGAAGTCGGTACCACATTGGTGAGCGTACCGTCTCCCCATTCTGCCGTTGTGCTATCAAAGTCGATAGCATAGGCGCCGGTGATACCTTCTTGAGAGAGAATGCTGTTGATTTGGTCGGCCACAATCGTACCGGCGTACTGGTTGATATACGCCTTGTTGGAGGTGCGTTTCATCGCCAAATACACATTGTCGATGCAGTCGATTGACCACATTCTGTGTGCGTTGGGAGGCATTTTGACCGCTTTGGGCTTATTGACGTAGCCTTTGTACAGCACGCCCTGGACGCTATCAGTGAGCACAACCGGTTGGCCTTTGGAGAAAGACGCATTCCCCGTAGGGTCGAGCACCGTGAAGCTGCAGCGGGATTGTTCGTCTACTTTGTCGGAAAGCTGCCAGGTCTGTTCCAGGATGTCCACGGAAGCGCCGCCGATAGTGGCTGTCATTATACTCATGCCACCTTCACCCCATGACTTCGCAGCCGATCAACCACAACCTCTCCAACGTCATCGGCAATATAGTGCCCAATTTCGTGGCCTGCGATATGCACATGCACATGGACTTCGCGTTTGCCTCCACCAGTGCTACTTCCAACCGGCGTACTCACTGGCGCAGCACTCTGTACATGCATGGCCTGCCCTACTGGCCGCATCAAAAGATCAAGTGAGGCTTGCAAGAGCGGCTGGGATGCGACAATCCCTTGTGAGATACCCTTGACCAGCGACGGCCCATACTCGTTCAGATGCGAGAGTTCGCCTTGCTTGGCCGGAGAATGCGGGAGCCACGAGCCAATCAGGCCCGCGAGATTGCTCATAGCGTTGCTGACGTTGCCAAACATGGACGTAATGCCATTTATCACGCCCTGGATGAGGCTTTGTCCCCAACCGACTGCTTGACTGGCCAATCCTGAGAAGAAGCCACCTAGTTGACCGGCAAGCCCCTGCACAGCACTCATGGCCCGACCTGGGAGACTCGCAAAACTCGCAACAATGGACGTAATCATATCGGGAATGATGCTATGGCCGACGAGGGCATTATAGAGACCGGTAAACGAGTCCTCCAGCGATTTGATGAACCCGGCAGCTCCCTTCTTCACGGTATCAAACATCCCGCCAAAGAGATTTGTTACGATATCCTTCAGCGATCCGAGCGTTTTCCCGACATCCGTTTTCAGATTATCCCAGTCTTTCCCAAGCTCATCAAATTTGCCAGAGGTCAAATCCAGGACAAACTTCAGCATGTCGCTAAACACTTTTTTCACGTTCGTCGCGAAGTCTTGGCAGGACTTGGTAACATTTGAGATCGTGTCAAGAAATCCGCTAAATCCTTTTGCCAGTCCAGTGATCCACGCCGCTGCAAGCATCATGGCCAGAAGCAGCGTCCCCCCAATAGCGAGAGCAAGCTGACCCAGAAGCGGTAAGAGTGGCTGTAAAACAGGCATGAAGCGTTGTATGGCCGGTATTAAATCATGTTGCAGCACTTTGGCGAAATCTTGCGCAGCAGGCCAAAGTGTCTTTTGGATGACGGTAGCAATTTGCCCAATCTTGTTGCCAATCCCGCCCCAATCGACCTTAGAGAGAGCATCGGCAATCTGGCCAATTTTGGCACCAACCGCGCCCCAGTCCACTTTAGAAAGAGCGCCCCACACGTTTTGCACGGCCGTCTGTAAGCCGTGCCATATCGCGCCCCAGTCAATGGATGTCAGAAAGTCAACGACTCGCTTGACACCCGTGAAAAAGTCAATCCATGGGCCTTGAGCCTTCTCCGCAACATGGGTGATATTGGCCAAACCAGTTTTTGTGCGGTCAAAAGCATCACTAATCGGTGGAATGACGGGCGCGAGTGCTGCGAGAGCGGTCTTGGTGCGGTCAAAGGCGTCAGCAATCGGCTGTATCAGGGGCGACATGCCCGCCAAAGCCGATTTCGTCCTATCAAACGCATCATTGACCGGTGACAAAACCGGAGCCAGTTTCTGAACGGGATTGAAGACCTGATTGAAGGCGTCTCCAATTGCCCCCAGGATGCCCGCCAGTCCCTTACTGCTCGTCACCCAGTTCCCAAATGCCGTGATAAGCGGGTTGATCTTATCCATGAGGCCAGACAGGACAGGCAAGAGTAGCGTGCCGATCTTAATCCCCACAACTTCCAACGCAGCCCCAGCCTGTGCCATTTTCGTGTTGAAGTCGCCCTGGACATTGGCCCATCCGGTAATCGCGTTCCCGCCCTTCTTTACCGAGTCGGCGATCCCATTCACATTGTCCTGGAACGTCTTGAGGTGCGTCCCTGTAAGCTCAAGAGCTCCTTGCAGTTGCTTTGTGCCGCCAAATATGTTCTTCAAGGCGTCGATATAAGCCGCTGAACCTTCGGGAAATTTCTTGCCCACTGCATCCGTGATGAGTTGCATCGCCCCAGGCAGGGACACCTTCATTTCTGAGGCGACTTGTTGTGTGGTGAGACCCACCGATTTGAGCGTGGTAGATGCGGCTTTGGACGGCGCTTCCAAAGCAAGGATGGTTTGCCGCAAGTACGTAGCAGCAGAGGCCGCATCGGTACCCTCGCCTGTCATGGTGGCCAGTGCCCCAGCGGTATCTCTGAATGAGACGCCAGCAGCAGCGGCTGTCGGCAAGATGGTAGAGAACGCGGTTGAAAGATCGGCTACATGGGTTTTGCCCTCGCTAACAGCGGCTATAAGCGTATTGGTGGCTTGAGCAGCCGTGAGCCCAGTAGCCGCATAATCGGTCATGGCCGTGGTGACACCGTTGGCTACATCGGCCAGATCAGCCGAGCCGACCTTCGCCCCCTCAGCAGCGGCGGTCAGCACTTCAAGCCCTTTTGCGCCGTGGAAGCCCGCTGACTCTATTTGATACATACCGGCAATGAGCGAGCCCGTGGTTTGTCCCACTTTGGGAGCCAGGGCTAAGATGCCATCGCCGACCATCTGGATATTTTTTTGCGCTTCACCGGCTCCTGTGACGAGCGAGGTCAGCCCGGCCTGGAAATCACCTGCTAATTTCGCAGAGACACCTGCTACGGCAATGCCAACGACGCCGACCACAGCGGCAACAATGGCTAAAGCGGTGGCAATGCCAGCGGCAATATCAATCAAGGTTGTGGCACTGGCGGATGCTGCATCTTCAGCAGCAGCGAGGATATCAAAACCTATGGATGCCCTATCAGCAGCGGCCCCTGCCCGGTTAATGGCCGTTGCAAGAGCGTCATGGGCGGCATTCGCGCCATCAGCCGCCTGTGCTGTAGCCAGGAAGGCCATTTCGACATCCGCTTGACTGGCGGCAAGCGCGCTCATAGCGCCTGTGGTATCGGTCGCTGTAGCAGCAAAGCCTGCCAGCGTGCTCCCCGTTTCGGCTACAGCCACGTTCAGGGCGACAATGTTGTCTTCAGCATCAACCAGGGCAGGGACAAGCGCCGAGACCGCTTCATCAATGGTCGCAAAAGACGCATCGACACTGGCAGCCATCTCTGCTGCCACCGGTGTCATGCTCTCTACTGCTGCGTTCGCTTGCGCTATGCCCTCCTCAAGAGAGGCCATCTCCGCGGCATACCGCACGACCATTTCCTGTACGAGCACTCTATTACGCTTTCCCTACTACTTACTTATCCTTAGCGGCTGCTTCATCTTCTAATTGGAAGATTGCCGCCCAATCTGATATCTCATCACTCGCCATACGCGCCAGCATTTCGCGTACCGTCATGCCACCGATGGTTCTGGTGATGCGGTGGTAGAGGCCGCGCTCGGAGCCGCCTCCACTATCGTCCCCGTCGTCATCGTCTCCCCGGAAGTACTTTTTTTTGACTCAATTTGCTCAGGGAGCAAGCCTGAAAGCCGCGAGGCCACCTGTGCCACGAGTTCGAGTACCGCGCCGGATGTCTTGTTCAAGTTGTCTCTATCCGGCAATTGGAAGATCAATTGCCCGGCCTGCGGGTCGCTGGCAACGTTCTGCATCAGTGCCATAAACTCTGGCAGGTGCGGATGCGGTATCGTGCGCGTCACTTCATCCCCGTTTTCATCAAGTTCTTTGACTTCCACCGGATCAACCACACAATCAGCATCGACATATCGCGTCGAGACAATGACAAGATGAGGATAGAGCGTCTTCTGATTGATCTTTTTTGTCTTGAGATTGAAATTCGCCTCGATGAGCGCGCTTCGCTCTTCCCCGGTGAGCTCCTGGACCATGACCCAGGCTTCCCATGCATCCACCCACAAGCCCTTTTTCCTGAACTTAATATCCCCGCTCAGCACTTTTTGCCGTAGATCGATAGACATCGGTTATTATTTCCCTTCAAATCATAACTTTTAAACCAAATAGAAGGCACCTGAAACCTGAAACTCCAAATCTTCCTCTACGAGTCCATCCATGGCCGCCTTGATGCCATCGGACTTGGTAGTTGCGTAGGCTTCCATCCGATTCGTACCGGCCACATCCGGAAGCAGCGAAAGCACATAGCGTGTAGCAGCCGTGATAGCCGCCAGAAACGTATTGTCTGTGTTCCACTTCGTGATTTTGAGCGTGGTCATATTCGTGGTAGGCAGAAAAGTACTCCACTTGACCGCTGTGCCGCTTGTGGTGAAAGAGGTTGTTTCCATCATTTTGGCTGCAGCACTCACATCGGCCTTGGTCGCATCGGCCATAGCTGAGTAGGGCAGATAGGAACCGGCATTGATGCGCACCTGCGTGCCACTGGTCAGGGCAGGGGTAAATTTGATCTTTGCGCCAACATACTGGATGCTATAGAGCGTGGGGCTAATCGTTGTCCAGGTTGTCCCATCGGGCGACGTTTGCACCGTGGTCGCTACGCTGTCATCCAAGTAGCGTTTCGTGGACGTCGGCGTATAGTTGATATGGTCGCCAGAGTCGGTATAAGCCGCTGGTGAACCTGTGCTGATAGTGACACCCACGCCTGTAATCAATATTTGGGCATTTAAGCCAGCTTTTGCTGTCATATCTCACCCCTTACGCGGTGTAGGTGACTGCGCCGGTGGCCTGGAATTCCAGCGCTACGGTTTCTGCTGCGCCCACATCGAGCTTCGGGTTGAAGCTCTTGAGGTAGGCAGAGATACCAAATGCACTGGTAGCGGTAACGCCAGTCAGTACGCTCAAGGTCAAGAGAGCGCCAGTAGCCACGCTGTTGAAGAAGGCCAACTGCCCGTTGGTGTCGGTCATATCTAAGTTGGCCTCTGCCTTGAGTGAAGCATTCGCCAGTCCTGGAATGAATGTCTCGGCATTGGAGCCTGCGTTTCCGGTCATCTTGGTGGTCGCGTATTGCGCCACGTTGATGGGCAAGTCCATTTTCATGATCTCTGCGACCACATTGGCACCACTTTTCAATTGCGCTTTATAGCCGGGTGAAGCTGCCATAATTTAAACCCTTTCTACTCTTGAGTAAAAGCCCTGTACCTGATAGGAACATGTTGTAAGCGCCCACGCGCATCTTCATCATTCATCGTCTGCAAGCCATCGTACATGGTGGCAATGGATTGTTGTGTAGGCAATGTGAGCGTCTGCTGATCGAATAATTGGTTGAGCCGATTAGCGATGAGAAACGCCTGTTGGAAGCCGCCTTGCCGTGTCCAGATGTGCAACGTCATCGTTGCCTCATAGCCTCGATGCTGCAAAGCGTTCCAAGGAACCTCCGTTATATCGCCCAGTGTCACGTAGTCGTAGGGCTGGTCTTCTGGCACGCCTGACTGGTCAAATATGCCGGTAAGCCCCAGCGCTGCAAGTCCACTCTCGAGCGTTCCCCCTGGTACCATGACCGCATAGAATGCGGTCGGTAGTTCGGCTCCGGCTGTCTGACTTACTGGCATGGCTTACACTTTCATCGCTTCTAATTGGTCAACCATCCATACGCGGTTTCGCTCGAAGGCCGGAAACAGGGCAGGCCGGGCAGCGACAAAGCTTCCTGAGCGGGTGTGATGCCCAAACTCGATAGGTGGCGCATAGGGCACGTCACTGCCAACGGTAGAGGACAAATCCTCTTGTGTGGCCTGATAGGAGGCTCGTAGCCGTCCAGTCTTCACCGCGCCTTGATCGGTCAGGTTCTTTTGCGTATCAGTCACAGTGTTATCGCCTGTCTGATGGATAATATCATTGGCCTGACTGCGCATTTTCGCTGTGGCTTGCCTGAACGCTGCTATGGCTTCATTGCCACCCGTAATCGTGACTGAAAAGCTACTCATGATGCTCCTTGCCCCAGCCGATTGACTTCTACCCGTCGCACGATCTCAAATGATGTTGGGTCAAAGGACGCTGTAACCTCGTAGATCGTGGTTGTGCCTGTGCTTGCCGACACAACCTGTAATCTATCGGTATCGAGAACAACCGTTCCTCGTGGGAACAGCATCATTTTGATGGTTGCACTCTCCAATGACCCGCCTTTGACTTGCTCCATACCCATCTTGCGTAGATCGATGACTGCGCATGGCACTGTAGACGTTTGCGGTACATAGGTATCGACATATCCACCGCTAGCATTGCGCACCCGAGACAAGTTCAGGATCGTACAGGTATCTCGCAGTGCCAAACCTTGCGCTAATGCGGCAAGACTGGTAAGGTCAGCATCGGATAGCATTGCTGGCATTAGCTAAAGTCTCCTAACGTCGGCTCCAAGAAGTCCAGTTCCATGCGCCCAAGCTGGAATTGCGGTGTATCCACTGCAAAGCCAAGTGACGTGCATTCCACTTTCGCGTCATCCAGCAGTGCCTTGATCTGATTAGCTGCCTGAGATCGGAACGCCTGTAAGCTGCCCGCAATGTTGGTATCAAACCTGATAGCGAACGCCCTCGCAAACCGCTTCAGTGCGTAGTAGTTGAGCAATGCCAGGTAGCCGACAATCTGCGTTTGAGGGACATCCTGCGTCAGCAGTACGTCCTCTGTGTAGCCCAGTTGCCGAAGAGACATGTCAATGGCAGTCGAATAACAATCTCCGAGTTGTTGTGGCGTGAAATTGATCTCAGTCGCCAACTCGTTGAATTCCTCAGTTAGCCAGGTTGTTGCAGCAGATCGCAGCATCGTTTATTGATTTTCCTCTTGCCATGCTTTGGGAATTGCCCAGCCGTTGCGCTTGGCTTTCCTGATCGTACAGGCTTTGATATCAGCTTGTGCCGATGGTGAAGCCTTGCCGATGAGAGAGGCTACTCCGCGCACATCGGAAGAGTCCAGGACGGGATACGTCCTGTTCGGGCCACAAAACGCGCTAGCGGGCAATCGGTCTCTCTGCGCCTGAGTGAGATTACTCAATGCCTTAGTCCTTCTGGTTCTTGTGGGGTACTCCCTCGGCATTGACGTAAATTCCGTTTACCTTGTAGCGCCCGCCAGCCCGAAGCGTGCCATCGCTGTTCATCACCGCCGGATACTGGGTCTCTTCGTCTTTTTGCTGCTCTTCAGCAATCCGGGCCGCTTCCGCTATGGCCCTTTGCGTCTGAGACACAGAGTCAAGCACGACCACTTGCTGGGGCTGCTGCTCTTGCGGTGGATTCTTCGTGGTGTCATCTGCCATATTCTTATCTCCTTTGACGTAATTTTGCTGGTCATAAAATTGCAGCAAAATTACGTCGGTTCATCAATCGGCTTACAGCGTGGATAGAGCAGGGGCTACGTATGAGCCACCGCCAGTATAAAGCACAGCAGCAGCCACGCGATTCCACACCCCAAAACCGAATTCACGGCCATACGAGCGGGCTCTGAGTGGGAAAATCTCATTGTCGAACAGAAGGTTCAAGTCACCACTACCCGCGTTCCTCGTGCGCATCACGACCGCCCGCTGGGGGGTATTGACTTGCATCGCTACCATGTAGTTCGCAGGTATCCAGGGTTTTACCCATATCTCCGAAGGGCCAAAGATGCCAATAGCCCTGTTCGTCAGATTCTCAATATCCAGCGATGCATTGGTAGCATTCGTGGTCTGAATGGTTGGCGTAAGTCTCGCATCGAAGTAGGGGTAAAAGCCGGTCAGGGCTCGTACAGAGGCTTCTGATGCCTGGTTGATGAGCACCAGCGTCTTACCGGTCAGGAAGTGCTCAATGACGGTATTATTCAGCGCTGTGAGATCGGACGCTGCGAACGAAGCCGTTGCGAGATAGTGCGTATGCGTCGAACCGTTGAAGGTCGAGCCGTCGGGCGCTATCGGAATGGCCGCACCGTCAGCATTCACGAGGGCCTTCACCGGAAGTTGCACGTGGTCTACGCGCCTGTCCTCAAAGGTGACATTGGTGGGCAGCAGCAATGCTGCTTTCAATTGCTTATGAACGTTCTTTACATCGGCGTCCATCATGGCGTCGACCTGAGCGGCAATCTCTGCGCCGGTGGCGTTCTGGAAGTACACACGAGACCACTGTAAGCTTCCACCGTAGAACTTCATCGGGAAGCCGATAGTCGCGCCAGGGGTGATCTTCTGTGCGCCGGGTGTTCCGTACTCGTCCAACTCTTCCATAGCCATGGAGTCCGGGCCACCATACCGACGCAATCGGTCAGTGGTCATCTCCACAAAATCAGTCATTGCCTCTTGGAGCAATGCGCTATGCGTTTTGAGAGCGGCGTCAATGCTCTCAAACGCCACATCCTCGCCAATTTCTGCAACCACGTTACTCGCAGCACGCAGAGAGGCAAGGGTATCTAAACTATTTAATGTGCCATAAGGCATAGCTTTCTATCCTTCCTTGCCTAATATCGGCTGTTCATCACAAAAATGCGTGTCGCATCGACGGCATAGCCAATAGGCGTGGTGCCGCCGGTGGAGGCAGCATCAGCAATGCCACCGACAACGGTGCCACTGAGGTAGTAGTCCGCGCCTGGGGTGAGACCGGAGCCGTACTGAAGCACGACGTGATACACAAGGGTGAGTGGTTCACCTGCATTCGCTTTGGTGGGGGCAAAACCGCGCACTTTGGCGGCGGCGGCAACGGCAGCGCCTGTGGAGCGCCAGATTAAGCCGTCATTTTTTATATAACATGCATCTCCGGCCGCCACTGCTTCTCCGGTTAAAAGCGTGGGCGCTTTCTGGCTGCCTGGGTCGATGCCGACTGAGGACACGCTGGGCGTGCCACTCTTGGATATCTCGGCCAATGGAATACATCCTTTCCCGCTTGTAAAGAGCGGTCAAAAGGGACAATGTTTAGTTGTTGCGCTAGCTACAGACCGTACGAGCGTTGGCGTACAAACGATTGTCTGTTTCTCTGGTCAGCATCGGCTTGCGTGCCTGCGCGATTAGCAGCAGGCGGATTAGGCCGATTGCCAGGAAGCGTTGCGCGTGCCTGCGTCTGAAGCTTTTCGAGCAATGTTTGTGAGCGGTCGTACCAATCTTGCAATTGGTCAACGTCGGCGTCATCACCAGGATAGAAGGCTTTGATCTCAGCGGGCCAATCTTTGGTTGCCGTTTGGATCTGCTTCCTGATCTTGGCTGCCAGGGCTTCAAATCGCGCTGCAGTCGGCTCTAGCTCTTTGGCGCGTGCCTCGTGCTGCTCAGCAAGCTTCTTGTATTCGCCTTGCTCTTTCAAGCGTTGCTGTTCAGTGGCCTGTGCTGCTGCTTCTTGCTCTTTGCGCTCCTTGCGATACTTTTGATTGTCGGCAAGGTACTCAGCATTTTTGCTTTGCAATTCAGCAAGTTGACGCTGCAACTCAGCGATGGAGGGAGGACTCGTATCCCCTTGGGATGTCGAGGTGGCCCCATGGGCCGGAGGTGTACCTGTGCCTGCCCCTTGGGCCGGGTCGGTACCTGGGTTCGTTGTCATAAGCTTACGTGTCCTTCGTTAGAAAGTCAATGATATTTCCCCAACAGGTTTACGCTGTACCGATGGAGCTATCAACATAGAACCATCCAGGTTCTTTTTCTGCGACAATGAGATTAATCCTCCTGCCGTCCTTGAAGGTAAAGCGACATCCCGTTGCATCGCGCTTCGTGCCACCAATCCAGTTAATACGCATCGGGGTGAAGTCAACAGTAGCGACATCCTCAAATGACCATTGCTCCACAAGCACGATATGCCAGGTCAGGAACTGGATCAGCGGTATGTCCTTTGATACCCGGAAGTAGTCCAATACCGTGATGTTATAGGGTCTTGCTACCATCGGTTGTTACCTCGGTCGTTGGTACCGTCTCGAACGCCGTGATGTTCAGGGACACATCCTCACCCTCTACAGTAGCGGTATGTGTCACCGGCTCACGGTTCTCATCGGCAACGACATTGCCACGCTCATTGATCTCGTAGTAGGTGATCTCAGCCTTGTTGACCTGACTGGCATCCATGGAGATGACCATGCTCTTGATGCCGGTGATTGCTTCGCCTGTGTCAGCATCACGTATCGTCACAAGATGGCCTGTCGGGTTGTCAGGCTGGCCTTCGATGTGGATACGTCGTTTGAAGTCTGATGTCATGTTCATGATTTATTTCCTTCCTGTCGTAAACTATCTTCCCACTCTTTCACGGCTTCAATGACTTGTGCAAGTTGTGACTTTGGCTCAATCTCTTGCTCTACATAAGCCGTTACATCAAGTTCAAAGTCGTCTATCTGAGTAGTGCCGTTAATCACAGCAGTATTTTCCTGATTTGCTCGTAAGACGACAATGACCGTGTGAACCTCTTGTATCATTTCGCCTGTATCGATATCGTGTACCGTCATCATGTAGCCTTTGGTCTCGCCTGGCTTGCCTTGGATGCGTACACGTCGTTTATTGTCCATCTTTGCCTTTCTCGCTACCTTGTTCTCTCAAAAGTACGCTCCGATTGCCATGCAGATACATCACGCGCTTCTCAGGTGGCAACTCGTGATGCAAGATCGTGCGGAGCGACCAATTCCACAGCCGGTTGTGCTGCAATCCAGTGTGAAGGTCGAGCAGCCAACACACGAATTGCGCGAGACGGTATTTTAGCATGGTTGCTTATTTCCCTGATTTTCGATTGCATCACATCTAACCGTGTAGGATTGCCCACAATGCTCACACGTAATCGTGCATGGATTGCTTATGAACTCACAACGCATTTTTTCATGGCACACAAGGCAATCGGTGCTAAATACCACTTTTGGCCGGAGAAGCCGCTGAATTTCACCCTCCGCAAGTAGCTCATACTTGTCTTTCAGCATCCACTCACCTTGCTATTGTGCGCTCCCAGCTTCTTTGCGTGCTGCATTCCCTTCATCGTGCTCTTTTGCGCAACTTTGGAGGTCACGCTCTTGGGAGGCGTAGCGCCGGTGTTGTAGTTGATTTGCCCTTTGAAGGCTTTCATGTCCTGGGGTTGATTGGCCATTAGGGTTGCTCCTTCTGTCGTAGTATTTTCATCGTTGGTTGCTCATCGGCTTGCCGTTTCCATTTCACAGTCAGCGCGCTGGTGATCTGCGAGTTCACCACCAGCACGGTAAAGCAAATGAGCACGGTGATTACAATGTGTTCGATCATAGTTTCTCCTCAATTCGCCAGCAATCCGGGTGATCTTCCGCGCTAACCTGGAACGTCACGAGCTTCTGTTCAGGAAATATCTGGTACACGCTCACCTCGTAGTGCTGCGCGTCGATCATCTGTGTTGAAGCCAACCGAAACGGGATGTTTTGCCGCTGGAGGTACAGACAGATTGCGCTCACAGCCTCGCCCATGTTCATTGGTGCTTCAACGACTTGCATCTATTTTCCTTTTTTCTTCCTTACTCCACGTGCCATAGCGACGGTCATACTCTGCTGCAAAGATTGAGCGAAGCTGATTATCAGAAAGCCCCTCATCGTGCTTTTTGATGAGCAGATCAACTATCCAATCTTGCCATACTGGAAGGCTCATCCCTCGATCTGAGTCTTTATGAAACGGCGTATCTGCAACTGATGACATCTATTTTCCTTCCTTGCTTACTACCACAGGCTCCTGATTACCTGCCTGATCTGGCGGTGCTTGCTGCTGTTTGGCCTGTGCAATTTGCAACGCCTTATCCTGTTGCACCTGCTGCTGCTGATTGGCTTTCTCTTGCAACGTTTGCAATTCGCCTATCTCCTCATCTGTCCAGCCCTCGTCCTTGAGCACCAATTCCAGCGGCACGCCCGCCGTAGCAGCAGCTTGCACACCGAGCCACAGTGCTTGCTTCTCTTGGGCAATCTCCATCTTCGTGGGCCTGAGCAATGGCCTGGGCATAATCGCCATGTCCAGATCGCCTCTTGTGTACGAGTCCAAGTTGAACGGCGTGAACTTCTGCTGCTGTCTGTTCAACGTCCCCCACGCACCGGAATTGGCACGGAAGCCCGCAATCGCTACAGCCATCTGGAACAGCTTAATATTGGCCTGATCGTATGAGGCAGCAGCTTCGGCAAACCTGGAATTGACATCTCCTACCAGACGTTCAGCAGCCGGACCAGTGACCTGGGACATACTTCGAAGCTCTTTGTAAAACACGAGCTCAGGGTGGTCTTGCTCCAACTCTTGAAGCAACATCGTCATGTACTGAATGGAATCGGACAAAGACAGGCTCCCAGCGAGGCTTTCCACGTGCGTATCTGCTGGGCCTCCGAGCATCAGCACGCTTTCCTCATCGCCTGTTGGGTAGGTGAGGTCTGTGGTTGCCCCGCGCTTGGGCTGAGAGAACAGATTACCCACCTTGCCAGAACTCGCAATCACCAGTGGCGCGCCGATAACCTTGTGGATTTGGTCATGGACATGGGAAGCCAAGTTATTGAGCTCGTCAATTTTGCCGATAGAGCCAGCGATGCATGGGCTACCATGGGTACCGCCAATGTCAGTGTGCTTTATCCACACAGCAGGTACGAAGCCGTACGGGTTCTCAACGACCGAATTCCCATCGTAGCCAAATGGAGCGCCGTCTTTGAAGTAGCGGAACTGACGATCGTCCACCTCTTTGCGGTAGATGTAGGAGGTCAGTTCATCACGCGCTTGATATTCCAGCGCATAGGCTTTGACATTGCCCGCTGGGTCAAGCTTGATCTCATTTACAAACCCTGGCCACTGGACTTCAGCACTCACTGTGCCATTGTCCACGTCGTCAACCACTTCGATGAGGACAGAACCAAGAGCGGCACCGTAGCGCACTTGCACCGATTTGCGGGCTTGCCAGTTCGACCACTGCCAGAACTGGGCTACAGCGTCTTTCAGGGCAAGCGGCGTGTCCTGCGAGAATGGCACAGCCAATTGCACACCATCGGGCAACATGGCACCGTCTTCAGAGAGCACACCTGGATAGATTTGGCCTGCGTAGAAGTCCACGAGGCGGCGCGTGGGATTGTAGATCAAGCGGATATTGCGGTAGAGGTTGTAATTCTGCTTGTAGAGCTGCCAACCGTTCGCGGAGACTTGCCACGTGGTGTTGAGGTTGCCATTGAAGATGGAAGCCACTTTCTCGAACATGGCCCCGTTGTAGTACGCCCACAACAGGTTATACATGCTGTACTGGTTGAGGTACAAGCCCTCTTGATGCGCTTGACTTGGATCCTCGAATACTCTTCGTGCAGCGGTATAAGCTGCAATACTGGCGTTAATCATCGTCCCTAAAAATCCCATTCCACTATCCTACCGACTTTACTACATCTTGATTTTCGTAGATATTACCGATGATTTCCACGTCATCGGCATAATCCCCATAGATGCCGTTGTCGCCACAAAAAGCATGGATATCCTCAATGTAGGTGAAATCCACACCGTTGCTATGCTGGACAATATCGCCCTCGTAGATATCCTTACCATTTTTGTCTTTCAGTCCAGTGAACTGCATGATCTCACCGCATAAAGCATCGAAATGCACCCATTCTTCACGCTCCTCATCCCAAATGATGCTACATGGGTCGCCAGGGCCAGCGAGCACCCGATCATACATTTTCTTGTGAGTCTTGCTCCACGCTCTGAATTTAATCTCTCTCATCGCTAATATCCCACATAACTACGCAGCGCGTCGGCTGTTTCGCTGTCCATTGGCTCTACATCTTTGGCTTCCTTCACAATCGTGGCAATCATGCTCTGGTTATCCACCTGGTCATCGTGCGCATCCTTCGGAAACGTGTACAGTTCCTTGCGCCACGCTTCTAACCACGAGGCATTCTTGAGAAAATAGACATTGCCGAGCTTCATCCAGATAGCGGCGCTGCCAGCTCGAACCGTCTTATCCCCTTTGGGGTGAAACTCCTCGCAGGCCACGCCTTTCTCCAGCATGAATTGCCCAAAGGCCCCCTGATACGCTACATCCTCAAACCAGAACGATTGAAACCGGTCATCAAGGTACGCCAGATACACTTTGTACCCTTCCTCAATCTGCTTTGGAATGCGAAGATGAGCCCGAAAGACGTAGAGCAACAGTATCTCTTTGGCAGGTGTCACCGCCCACACGCAAAATACCGTAAAATCGTTGTGTTCTTTGGCCTTGGCCGCTACATCGGAGGTCATAATGATCTTGCAGCCAGTCATGACCACCGGCTTAATGCCGTCTGGTGTTTCGAGGAGGTACAGATTTGCTTGATGATCGACGGTGAAGAGGCGTTCATATTGCGCTTCAAAGACAAAGCCGCCAGGTGGTACAGGGTTTTGCCCGTACAATGCTGAATACCCAAGTGGCCCATGACGGCGTTTCGCCTTCTCAATGACTTTTTCAGGAAACCGTGCCTCCCACAGCAAATCACCCTCTTCTGTCCGTGGATCCGCCCACAATTCTTTGCCAGATGGTAAATATGTGCGACACGCTGTACCAGGATCATATTCCGCGGGCAAGTTGAGATGCACCCATTCACCATCGTTGGTTTCGAGGATATGCCCGCTCACATCCTGTTGATGGATACGGTGCCCAACAACAACCATTGCACCAGATTGCTGATCGTTGAGACGCGTCGACCAGGTGTTATCAAACCAATCAATAGCTGCTTCGCGCTTCGCGTCACTCTCTTTTTCATCGATGTTGTGAAAATCATCTCCTATGAGGATGTCCCCACCTTCACCTGTAGTACTACTTCCCACAGAGGTAGCCATTCGATATCCAAACATAGTTGTCTCAAAACGCATTTTGGCGTCTTGATCTTTGGTCAATTGAAACAGCCCTCCATAGCGAGCCTGAAACCAGGGGGATTTAATCAAGCGACGGCTTTTGAGGTTATCCCGCGTGGCTAAATTCATCGCATAGGAGCCACACAGTAAGCGGATAGACGGGTCTCTGAGCAACAGCCAGGTTGTCCACAACACACTAATCAGTGAGCTCTTGCCATGACGCGGTGGCATATTGACCAATAGCCGTTTGATATCACCACGGCTGACAGCTTCCAAATGCTCTGCAATCGCGTCCAGGTGCCAGCCAGGGACGAAGGGCTTCCCTGGTTCAATCACGTGCCAGGCCATACGCAAAAATAGCTTGAAATCAAAGCGTGCTGCATAGGCGTCGTATTCATCGAGAGGTGAGAGTGTTTCAGGCTTTCTGAGAAGAGTCAGCATTAGCCCGTCCTCTCTTGTGCATCTTCAGCAAGTAACCGGCGTATCTCCATACGGGTGTGAGGCGAGAGCTTTTCGAGGGGGATCGTCAAACCTTCCTTGACTTCTGGTTCTTGTGGGGCAGTGGTCAGGACTTTGAGGTACTGAGCCAGGGCATCACTCAGCATTTTGTGATCTTTCACTTCTAAGATTGTATCTCCCTGCAGATGTTGCGCTAACTGACTGAGACCGATACGCGCGATAGAAATAGCGTCTCCTGGCATAGGTAGAGGAAATGGTTTAGGGGCATGGGGTATTCTGTCCGCTGTCCGCTGTCCGTCCGCTGTCCGCTCTTGTGTCCACTGCTCGTTATATTTCCGTTCACCAATGACTGTTTTCGAGATGCCATGCTTCACGGCAAGCGCACGCAAAGAGAGACCCTGTTCATAATCAATCCGAATTGCGCTCCAATCAGGCATCTTTTTTACGTTGCCTCCATAATTCTCGGAGAAGGACTCGAACCTCCACCCACATGGTCAACAGCCATGCGCTCTACCTCTCTTGAGCTATCCGAGAGCGGTTCCTCTATCACGACGCACAGCGTATACTTCCGACCTGTCATGATGTATGCACAAAATTTGTGATGTCCATCGAGTAGCGCAAACATACCCGTATGAGTGTCTGATGGTACGACAAAGAGCAGTCCTGGATACTTATTTGGGTAATCGAGCAAAAGCTGAATATACTCCAACAGCTTCTCAACATATCTCTGTTGGAACTCTTTAATCTGAATACACTCTAAAGATATCCATCTGATACTCAACTTCGCATTTGCGCTAATCACTACATGCCACCTCGACACGTACATTGCTCAACCGGCTTGAATGCAATCTTGAGCATTTCTGGATTGACAGGCTTGCGCACTGCTGCTGGGTCGCCATAGAAGGGATAGGACAGCGTGACCAGGAAGTCGCCCACGACCTTTTTGCAATGCGGGCACACTGCGAGAGCAGGCCCAGATGTTACGCCAGCATGAATAATTTTCACGGCTATCTATCTCCCTAGCATCACATGCACGATCATGAAGACGAGCAGCACGCGCCACGCCTCCACAGCGATGATAAAGGCCACAAAGTACACAGGGAACAGGCACAGGAATGACCAGCGATAGTGCAGCAGTTCTTTGTGCGTCATGACGGTGTACCCACAGCTACAGACGAGAGGGAGTGTGAGGTAATTGGGTCTCACCACCTGATAGCCCCTCTCATTCGCCGGCGAATGAGCCATGATAAAACTTCCCACACAAAACTATCAGATGGCTCGATACAAGCATACAAGCCTGTTCGTCTTTAGGTCAATTGTTTGGTGGATGTGGTTAAATATTTGTTGGGGAAAAATCACGCGATATCAGGCAAAATAGCCCTGATCTTCGCGCTTTCCATCTCGTTCAATCTCCACAATGGAGCTATGTACTGCCCATGCCATTGCCCCTGCTCGTCCCGTTTCGCAGCCCCTGCGTACCATCCACTGCGTTTACGGCTCAGATGCGGCGTCCATCCACAACGCCGGAGAATGCGTCGGAGGCGTGTTCTTGCCTCATCAAACTGTGCTTTGCTCATTTCCACGGCTCCCCACACGAAAAAATAGGTTCTATGGATGGTAACGAACGAGGGGACATGATTACAACCTATCGTGCTGTTGACAGGATAGGCAAGAATGGCGATGCAAAGGGGATAGCAGTATGTTGTTGGGGTGTCTGGACGAGGATGGTCATCCTAGCGCGATTATGGGGCATATCGCTCACGTGGGCGAATTGATGGAAGGGGGTAGGAGCCACGGTAGTAGTTTTGTAGTCAAGGAGTGCCAAACGGTTTGTTCGTAGGATGTGTCATGGCTCCTATGGGTAGAACGAACGAGAAAGGGTGACTGGCGGGATTTGCACCCGCGTTTCCAGGCGTCCCTGGCGATCTACTGGCTAAGCTACAGTCACCAAAAAAGAAAGCGGTTGCATAACCTTGAGAACGCCGAGCTTTGGTCAATGGTAGTATAGCATACTTATTTCAATTCCTGGACTTGAATAGTCCAAGGTACCCCTGCGTAGACCTTGAGGTAGAAGCTCCCAGCGCCAGTATGCTCTTCTGTGCTGTCCGTACCCTTTTTACCAGCGGGAATAGTGGCATCTGTGCCGCTATCGACTAACGTTCCATCGCTTCCATAGACGGAGACGCCAAAGAAGGCTTCACTGTAGCTTGAAGCCTGGGCCGTCCAAATAAGTCTCCAATCGCCACTTGTCTGGAAGGTTGCTGTGGTCTTTTCCCCGCTGCCAGTAAAGGTATGCGTGGTAGTCCATTTTGCTGGCGGTGAAGTTGGCACAGGCGTATCAGTGGGTGTATTTGGGGTAGCAGTCGGCACCGGTGTGTCAGTTGGCGCAACGGCTGTAGCTCCTGCTGTTGTTGATGTTGTGACGCTTTTGTTCGCATTGCTGACTACCGAACAAATAACGAGCACCAGCACAATCCCACCGATAATGAGCCATAAGCGTTTGCGTGATTTCTTTGGCGATGGAGGTTGCTGGTACGGTGGAGGCGGTGCATACATCGGGTACTGGGGCGGATAATACGTGTTTGGTTGTTGGGGTTGATCGGGTGGTTGTTGCATGAATTTCCTCTTTCTATCGATATGGACGAACATATGGGGGTAATCATGGCAGGTATCCTATCACAGTCGGGGGAAATGTGGGTGGAAATATGGTGAATATTTGCGCACAAGTGGAGCGATTTCTCAACATCAGGGGAGGCAAGCGAGGATTGCATAGGAATGTCAAAGGGTGTCTCGCTTGCCGTGAGATGCATCTGCTGAGAGTGTAGCACAAGTATTCTTGAAAAATCAAGAAATATCTTGTATAACTTAACTAGGAATGTCAAACCTCCACACAGCAGTATGACCAGAAACGACGAATGGCCGCCGTTTGCCTTTGCACCTTCAGACCCATGGGGAAGGTGCTATTTGTCATTCCTTCGCAGAAAGTTTGACCGATCTGGCAGTCAAAGTACGCTCGTCCACTACCGACAGTACCTCATCCAATTCTTCACGGAGCCCGTCGCAAAAATGCCAGATCGCTATACACGCGAGGATGTTGAGGCGTTTATTCATAGTCCTGGCCGGGGACCAGGGAGAGAAGGTGATCCGCCTTCTGTCGGCCTGATGAATAATAGGCTGAGCCTGTTAAACTCGTTCTACAACTATGCTGCAAGCTATAGCATCACTGGGGAAGACGGCAGTATAGAGCCATTAATGAAACGCATGTCACCGACTGCTGGGCTAAAGCACATGCAGCGGGAGCGTCCACCGTACCGTGCGATGACGGCTAATGAATTACAGCGCTTCTTTGATGCTATCCCCAAAGACACGGTTATCGGGCTCCGCGATAGAGCGTTATTTTTGACCTATTTCTACACGGCACGCAGGCGGAGCGAGATTGTTGATTTGCGCTGGGGCGACCTCGAATATGGAACCATCATTGATGGAAACATGCGGTACAATTCGTGGATTTACCATTTTCGTGGTAAAGGGCATAAGCGTCAAGATGACTCCGCGGAGTTGCCCCTCCCAGCGAAAGTAGCGATAGATCGCTATTTGGAAGTTTCGGGTCGGAAGGACAGCATCAAATCTGAAGACCCCATTTTCACTGCTGCTGATAGGCGATACAAAAGCAATCCACCGCGACCACTTCACCCTAACACGGTGTGGCACGCGGTGAAGGTCTACGCGGCTAAGGCAGGACTTGATCCGAGGAAAGTAACAACGCACAGTTTCAGACACACAAGTGCCAGGCGTCGTTTTGAAGCCGGTTCAACTATTCGAGAAATTCAAATCCTGCTGCGTCACTCCACCATGGCCGTGACCCATCTGTATCTTGAAGAGTCGTCAGCAGCGGACCCTGGTGCGAAACTCCTGGAAAAGCTATTCGAAGATTTGTGACGTGCAACGAGCCAGGCTACTTACGGTTCACCTGGCTCGTTGCGGTCGTTTGAGTCGCTTTATCTGATTGTGGTATGGCACTATGATAGCATGCTACAGATCAATCTACAAGCTCGCGCTCCAATTGTCCTACCTACAAGCCCTTACACCCAATGAGACGCAGGGCAACAGAAAAGATAAAATCCCATTGTTGAGTTGAAGTGTGATTCTCTCAACCTTTTTCCCAAAATCACACCGAATCTTAACATTTTTCCACACTCCCCATTTTGGGCAATCCTGGGCTACAATAAAATCGTGAGAAACGTGGTAAGGGATTTCCATTCATGCCGTGCGACTCCAATCAACACAAAATTGGGGCATAGTACCCCTTGCAATTCCTGAAATGGTATGGTATTCTTACATTGTCCACATGCAACCTTGCCAATCGTGGATGAAATAGGAGGGACTATGCTAAACATGCCAACTGATCGAGAATTGACCTTAGCCGAAGTCGCGGCAAGCCTACGTGTAAGTGTGGACAAAGCTCGTGACTATCTGAGCAATGGGGATATACCGGCCTGGAAGGTTGGTCGCCAGTGGCGCGTACGTGAAAGCGACGTGGAAGCATTCAAACGTATGCAGCGAGAGAAGCGCCAGAAATAGAAATGTGAAAGCGCCCGCCTCCCTGTCTGGTGCATTCCGACGTTGGGAAACGAGCGCTCAGTGCTGTCCAGGCAAAGCATACCATATTTGCCTGGGGATTGAAAGGGGTATATTGTGCTGCCTACAGACACAAAAATTGGCGGGAATACTCCCGCCACGAGTCCATCGCTCTCCTCACGGTGTGACACCGTGTTACACAAGTGCGATGTTGCACATACAACAACTAACGACGACCTAGGGTCAATTTCTACTCTCAATTGTAGCACACGGTGTATCAGGTTGCGAGGTGGAGTATGAACGTGATCTACAAATATCCAGTCAAACCAGATGCCTCTATCGAGTTGCCGCAAGGCGCTCGGATTTTGAGCATTCACGTTCAACATAGTGTCCCATGCCTATGGGCGCTCGTCAATCTAGAGGCGCCAAAGGAAGTACGACGATTTCATACCATCCCTACCGGCCAACCATTTGACGATAGCAGGCTTACCTACATCGGCACGTTTCATGGCATTGAAGGATGGATGGTGTTTCATCTCTTTGAAGAAACCAGAGGTGGAGCATGAACCGACTCACACCCAAACATGTCCCTCCACCCGATAAGCGCACCGTGGAGGATTTCAAACAGTTCCTGGAATGGGCGGGGAGCCCGTCCTATCCTGGGGTCTACATCCACCTGGCACGAGGGTGGTACCAGGGCCTGATTACCATCGAGGAAGGGCAACGCATCGAGGCAGAGCGGCAGGTGTGGCAGGAGGCGAGGGTATGAACTTCACTGAGCAATTCTTTGATATCCTCTGCCTGAACATCAACACAGGTCAGTCCGTGAAAGTCCCGAAGTATGGCTATATGGCAGAGGGAACGGGCCTCGCCTACTATCCCGATCTCGACCCTGAAGGCGAGGAGATATTCCCGATCACCCATCTCGCCAGCGGGCTTCAAGCCGGTCCGAAATTCTACTCGGAGGATGACAGTAGGGCCTTTATCGAGAAGATCGCACCGCTCATCGATTGGCATCAGGACGCGAAAGCCATCTTTGGGATAGCTGATCTACAGGCACAAATCAAGCGAGCGGTGCTTGAAGTCGCGGGAGACAACGAATATAGTTTCTCTCGCACAAGCAAAAGATGTAGAAAAGCCCTTTTGCAAAAGTCCAAAGAGATCGCAGGGGTGCAACATGAATGAGCCCATCACCGGCGTTGCACCAGATGCAACATACGATCCTGACATAGAACTGCTCTACGAAGATGACGACACACCAACGGTGAAGCGGGCCGCCATCGAGGGTACGGTGAAGTTGCCGGTTGTGGAGGTGTGACATGGCAAATTTGGGAAACACTGGACATCGCTACAGAATGGTCAGGCAGACCAGCGTAGAGATTAACAAGTATGGCTTCCCTGTAGTCTTTATGGAGTGCGGTCATCATATCATCTGTAGCACGAAATGGGCAACAGCAGAGGAGATCGTAGCCAACGTCACGGCTCACATCGGCATGAAACAGCGCTGTGAAGAGTGCGGAAAGAGAAAGCCATGATTACCGATCTCATCGCCCACTCTGAACAGCAGCTCCACCTCGAAGCCGTCTACCACGAGGCCAAAGAGAGCGAGCGTGCAGCATGGCAGGCCGATATTGACAACCCGTACGGCAACCACGAGCGCTTCTATTCCCAGTGCTACTTGCGTGCATTTTGGGGGATGCGTGAAGCATGGTGGAACTGGCGGGCTGCGCGGGAGAGTGAGGGCACGAAATGACCAGATACGATGTCCTGATACACAGACTCAATGCATTGCCATTTAGCAAGACAGTACCGCGAGAAATGGCAATGAACCTGCTAGAAGAGATACGCCTGAGAGACAAACTCATAAGCGATTTTCGTACATTCCTGCTCAGTTGGAATGCATCTCTACCCGGGCAAGCTTCCCAGGAACATAAACAGCGCTGGGAACGGGAACGAGCAAGCCTCTTGAAATCGGTGGCAGAGACATTAGAGGGGCAATCCGGGGGAAGTGAGGCACAATCGTGAACGATAACCCCGATGTCTACAACGTCACCATTCAGCATGTAGCCATTGCCGCGTCTACGATTGGCTTTGAAGTCCATCGCAAGCCAGGGTACTACATCCTCTTGACCGATGCCTTATCGGGCTATGGAGACGCGGTAAAGTTCCCTGATAGCCCGCATGGCTACACAGAGGCCCTGGCATGGATACGGGAAATAGCGGGTGATGAGGAGGCCAATCGTGACTGAGATTCCACGTACTGGTGATGTAGTGCAAGTCACCATTGAAGGGACTGTACTAAGTACTACTCAGGGAAGTTTTATCTCTGTTTCGTTTCGTGATGCTTTCGCAAACGTACATACCCTTTGGTTTAGCGGGGTAAACAAAGTGGAGCGAGTCACACCAAAGGCCAATCAAGAGCAACAGGAGGCACAATCGTGACTGAGCCACGTGGGAGTGTGTTGGTATGGAATATAAAGACGACGTATAGTTTCCACTTGACCGAATTGTATCAATGTGGTATGCTTACAGTGGCATATCGTACGTATGCCAAAGGAGGTTCTAGTGATCACTATGGACTATTTAACCGCAGAGGAGGTAGCTACAGAGCTTCGATATTCGGTCACAACTGTAAAACGGATGCTTCGTACCAACGAAATGCCAGGCTACAAGTTTGGCGGCGAATGGCGCATCGACCGGGCCGAGTACGAAGAGTGGAAGCGACAACGCAAAAATCAATATCAGAAACCAGCAGAGGATTAACTGACCTTCTGGTTTTTCCAGTAGCGCACGTGCTGCAAAGAAGTCTCCACACACCTATGCAGCACGCTGTGTAGCACTACCTTGCTATCATTTTGCCATAGAACATGGCAAAAGGCAAGGGTAAGTTGCAGGGAATTCTACTGCTATTTCTAATGAACGTGAAGGGCAAAGGGCAATGAATCAGCATAGTGTGAAGACCGAAGAGCAAAAGGATAACGACAATTACGCAAAGAACTTTACACGAGTTCCTAACATTCTTTTTGAGTCGTATAAGTATCTCACCAAAGAAGAGGTGCTTCTCTACATACGGCTGCGCTATATCTACTGGGATACGAAGCCGCGCTATCTCTCTCTGAGAGAACTGGCAGATATAACCGGATACTCGACAGGGGCATTAAGCAAAATGCTACCGCGCCTGACGATCGTCGGTTTAATCCATGCTGAAATCAGAAGGAAAAAGGGCAAAGACGGTAAGGAAAAAGGCAATCCCATATATCACATCACCATCAATGATATATGGGAAGAAAACCGCAAGTTCTTCACAGAAGGGCATTTTGACCCAAGTGAAGCGCTACTTGTTCACGAAATGAATGAAACCAGTTCACCAAATGAACAGGATACACCGAAACCAGTTCACCAAATGAACAAGCCTGTTCATAAAATGAACGACCCTGTTCACGAAACCAGACAAGATAGTTCACCAAATGAACAGGATCAAGCACAAAATAACCCACATAAGACTAATAGTAAGACTATTGATAATACTTCAACACAAGAAGAGAGTGTTACGCCCACCATTGCAGACGTGCCGGCATGTGGCGCTAACGCGCCAGCACTCTCTGCTTTGCCACTTCAAGAAAAAATGCTTGAAGAGGAAACGATCTGCTCTAAGTGTGGCAATCTTACTATCACCCCAAATGATTGCCCTTGGTGTAAAGCGTCAAAACAAGTTTCCCTCCAAGAGAAAGGACAGACCGATGGAAGCAGCAACAATAATCATCGTCATCTCAGCAGTCTCAATAGCCACCAACCTCTTCGTCAGCAATTGGATACTGCTGACGATACGCATGGAGCTACGCCTACTCAACAGAAAGAAGGATTAACCGATGGACATGACAGCATTCACAACCCTACTCATCTTCTGGATCATGGTAGCAATCTTAGCATTGGCACTCACAGCGATCGTCATCCTGGAAAATCGCCCGTAGCCCAACAGACATCCACCTCCAAGCCTGTTCAGGAAGTCCCCCCACTTGCCACTTTGAGCAAGGTGCCTGAACAGGCCGCGTTGATGGCACCTGCGGAACCGAAACCGCGTGCCAGATCGGCACCGAAAAAGGCCGTAGAGAAGCCAGCGGGCCCGCCTCCAAGCGAGATGGAGTGGAGCACACGCAAATGTATGATGTTGTTCGATTTCTGGCGTGGAGCGCCACTGATCGGTACGTACAAAAACTCGCAGGCGTCCACGTGTGCGAAGGGATTAGCCGCCAACTACACCGAGCAGCAGGTAGTTGATGCGAGAACGGATATGGAAGCTGACATTTATTGGATGTCTCACGGAGGAGTAGATATCTGCGAGGTAGCGAACAACATCCACAAATATGTCAGGAAGCGCCAACTAACTATTGTGGAGAAAGCTCCAGTGCCGGTGAAAATTGACCGCGAATACTTGAAGAGAGTGAAGCCATGACCGAGAAATGGGTACCAACCAACGTGGAGGCAGAGGAAAGCGTGCTTTCTCACTTGCTCAGTGCTCCACGCAAAATCACGGAAGTGGTAGATCGTTTATCCCCTGAGCACTTCTGTTCAGATCGCGCCAGCCGTGTCTACCAACTCATGGTGACGTTAGCGCATCAGGGGAAGGCATGTACCGTCTCTAACGTCTATGATGCCTGGGCAAGAGCATATGGGGTGGACGATGAAGTCTATGATTTTCTTGAAGACCGCTATGGCCTCTTTTCTGCATTCATGACGCCTTTTGAAGACCAGGTGGAGAAAGTCATTCGCGTGCATACCATGCGCCGTCTCATCTCAGCCGCTCAGCATATCGCAGAAGTCGCCTATGCTCAGGATGACAATGCTATGGACGTAGCCGAGCAACTTATTTACGATATTGCCAGGGGCGTAGACGGTGATACAGTGGCAACGCTGGCGCAAGTGAAGCAGCGCTACATGCAAGAGTTTGAGCAACGGCGTGAAAACCTCCTCAACGGCATAGCCAATGGCATTCCGACCGGCTTTCATGAGCTAGATGTCATCTTAGGCGGTTTGCAGCCCTCCAATCTCTATACCCTCGCAGCTCGTCCTAGCCTGGGTAAGACAGCCCTGGCACTCAACTTTGCTCTCTACATCGCTAGACATGCCCGCCGGTGCCTGTTTTTTAGCCTGGAGATGAGTGAGTTAGAGTTATTCCAGCGCTTGCTAGCCATAGAAACGCCTGTCGATCAATCGTTCTTACGCGACGGCGATGTGAACGAGCAGGAACTTGAAGATATCCGCTACACGGCTAACGACCTGGCTGAACTCGATATGTTGATAGATGACCGAACCTATACCCTGGCTGGTATATGCAGCAAGGCCCGGCGTGAACATGCCCGCAAACCACTTAATCTCATCGTGGTTGATTACCTCCAATTGATCGATACTTCCCCGGAAGGGCGAAACAAGAACAAGATGCGCTACGAGGAAGTAGGCGAATTCTCGAAACGGTTGAAACGTCTGGCCAAAGAGTTGAAAGTGCCGGTCATTGCCATAGCGCAACTCAACCGCGACGTGGAAAGCCGACAAAGCCCAAAGCCGCGTATGTCTGATTTAGGCGAAAGTGGCAAACTTGAGCAGGATATGGACGTTGTGGCCTTCGTCTACTGCGAGGAAACTGAGCTTGCAAAAAAGGAGAACTGCGAACCGTACAAAGTCCATGTTCACGTGGCCAAGCACCGTAATGGACGCTTAGGCGATGTCGAGTTGTGGTTCAGGCCCCGGATCACCAAATTCCAGGATGAGGAGCCGGACTATGAGCAATGAGGATTATCCGGCCATGTGCTTGAATACAGCCCATGCATTCGCCAGTCCGTTTGAAGTTGTTTTTGCTACGCGCACCGATGCCTGCTGGCTGTACTGGTGCGAGGATTGTAGGCACCGTGGACAGTTGCTGGACTGGGGGGCAAGGCATAACTGGCCTGAGATAGCGATACATCCCTACGCCGTGGCTTCGGGCATGGACTTCTGGCAAACGGCTGTACTTCTCGGCAGTGACGATATGATCTGGATGTTTTTGGGGCTTATCGAGATGCTTGATATGGAGATACGAGAGGAAGCAAAAGTATGACCTGGACGATCATTTTTACCATAAGCGCGTCTACCCTGCTCATCGCGGTCTTCGTAGCCGATCTGCGAACCATGCAGACCGAACACGAGACGAAGCAGCCACCAATGGAGCTTGCCGAATTCTCCCGCGCAATGAAACAACTGGATGATTTCAGCGAGACCGAGATATGGAAACTGTACGGCGTGTATCGCCAGAGAGGAAAGGTACAGGTATGACCACCTACGAAGATGTGCAGCGTTTCAAAGCGCTGGCCGACCCAACGCGCTTAACCTTGTTGCAAATCATTAGCCGCGGGGACGGTCTGCTGAATGTCATTGACTTGCGAGAGAAGCTGAACGTGCAGCTAGGCCGCCGACTTTCGCAACCGACAATTTCGCATCATCTGGGCATCCTCCGAGATGCGCGACTCGTGGACTCGACGAAAGACGGCCTGGAAGCTTTTTATCGGCTTCGTAGCGATGCATTGACATGCGCGATGGAGGTCTTACGCACGATTGCGAGAAGGCAAGAGGTAGCGGTGTAATGTCAACCGGCAATGAGGACATCCGACTCAGGAATGCCATTTTTAGCGGCGTAGTAATCCGTAGGGCGCCTCTAAGAGAGAGGCAGGTATATTGAGAGGTTGGAAAGAGAAGTGCCCTCTCTTGGCTGTACCAATCGCAAGAAATACGATTGAGCAAAAGAAAGGAAAATGGGGATGACCACAAACCCACACCTGCTACGTCGCTGGCTGCATGGAGCCTACGTACACCATCGGCGGCACATGCGAGAAGCACAATGCTGAATTTCGTGCCCAGTGGAAAGACGAGCATACCCGCAAGCCAGGCGACCGCCGTTCGCGTTGGCTTATCGGTGACAAGTGCCAGGTCAAGCTCGGCCAAACGACCTATGACGCGGAAATTATCGATATGAGCGATGTAAGCCGTGCTGAGTCCAATTACGACCTGGTGCAATTGCGACTTTCCAAGACGGTGAAAGGGCTCGATGGGAAGCCTTATGCACAGACCTGGGTACATCCTGAGCCGGTACAGAGCTATCGGCTCAAAAAGGCGTTGTTGAAAGATTAGTGGCTGGCCCGAAGACCAGCCGGAGCCCGATTAAGTGGTTCAGGCTCGTATGTAGAACGAGCGGAAAGGCAAAGAACAATGGCAAATCTCAATTTTTGGAAAGCATCAGATGAGCCTGGGGAAAATGCGAAGGCAGCAGCAGGCATTATCAAGGTGATTGTGTTTCTGATTCTCATCGGAGTCGTGGTGTATAGCGAGTACATGTTCATCGGCATTATCAGTGTGATTTTGCCCGATGGTGTCAACAAAATAGGTGCCCTCATTGGCGCGGTCGCTACCGGTGCCTCTGTGTTGACGCTAGTAGCCGCTAAACTCCTCTGGATTACTCCTGGTGGGCAAATGGTGTGGTCGTGGATATTCACCGGCTGCGAGGTGTTTATCTTGATCCTGAACGATATGCTGGCCTATGCGCTTCACTACGGCGCAGCTACTGGCATTCTCGCAGGGTGGCAGCAAATCACCCCAGCTTCGCCTGTCTTTGCCCTCATTGGCTGGATTCTTATCTTGCTCCTCGACCGAGCCCAACGGGAGCGGCATAGAGACATGGAATTAGAAGCCAAGAAAGCGGCTGCTGAGAGAAAATACAAGGAAGCGGCCCACAGGGCTGAAATGGAACTGAGAGGCAATCACTTAAATCAAGTGACAGGCCGATTGCAAGAAGTTCTTTCCTCTGATGCTATCCAGATGCAAATCATGCGGCATGCAGAGCAGATGGTAGCGCGTGTACTCACCGATGTTTCTGGTATCACGGCCATAAACTACACGCCTACCCAACAAGCACAGATACCAGAAAAGTCTCTTGCACAACAGAGTTATGTCAAGTTACAGGATGATCCTGTAACCAGTGCTTTGAACACAAGTTCAGTTGACCCTGAGAAGTTTGCTGACCTTATTGAAATGGCACAGCAATACGGATCACTGACAAGGGAAGAAGCTGACCCTTTACTACGGGCTCTGAGCGAGAACCAGGCCAAGACTCAGAGCAACGGACACCAACAGAAGTAGGGCCTGAAATGGAAGGTGGAGCGGGAGCAATTGATGCTCCACCTGAGACAGAAGCGGAAGTTGAGCAGGAAGAAAAGGGAGATCAAGGAGTTCCAAACACTTCGGAAGAATACCCACCTTCCGAAGTGTTTGGAGGTGATAAACCTACTCCACAACTGGACATAGAACATTATAAGAAAAAAGGCATTCATGCACGTAAGAGAAAGTATGAAAAGCCTGGAAAAGATGGTGATGCTCCTGTTCGTGATGTAGTAATCTTTCGGTATAAGATGAAACATCATCTTCCAGGCATGTCAGACGACATGGAACATTGGTACGAATTCTGGTACTTTACCAGACCTAACCGAAAGAAGGATGGAGACAAGTATGAGCAACACCTCAGAGCCTACAACAGGGGGCAAAAGTGGATTGCCCAAGAAGAGGGAATTGAAATTGTGGGAAGTAGCCGTAAAATCATTCCATACCGTAGACAGGCGCATAGTTGATGTAGAACATGCAACTGATGAAGAGTTTCAGACATGGATAGCATCACAAGGTATTCCAGTTGATGAAGAAGGTATTTCTGAGTGGGTTTTTGAAGATAGAGTAGGGGTGATTAATCACGCCTTACGCTTTGGGGTTAATCTCAACTTTGCCGAAGATAATCCAGTCTCAAACACTTCGACAAACGAGGATTCTTCCGAAGTGTTTGAATGCCCTACTTCCGCTTCTGAAGCCATTTGAAAGAATATAGTAGTAGGGGTAACAATGGTATTCCTACTACTAACCAATAAAGGAGTCCTGTATGTATACCTACACATTGTCTTATCCTGAAGATTACCTTGAGCTAGAGAAAGCAGGTACCATCTTCTATGTGGGTAAGGGAACGGGTAATAGGATACATCAGCATGAGAGGGAGGCTAGAAGGGGCGGGAAAGGCTATAAGTGTAACGTTATCCGCAAGATAGAAGCTTTGGGAGGAAAGGTTGTCAAAAAGATACTTGCCCACTTCAGCACACATAAAGAGGCTACTTGGTATGAAATAGCGTTAATCTTTTTTCTGCCTAATTTAACGAACTTAACATTAGGCGGTGATGGTTTAGTAGGCTATGTCATGACCACAGAGCACAAAACAAACATAGGCAAGTCGATTAAGGTCTATACCCGTACTGAAGAGGAAAAGAAGCATTTAGCAGTACTTCGTACTGGCAAAACCACTTCTGCTGAGACACGAATAAGGCAGGGCATAGCTCATCAAGAGTTAACCCATACTGAGGAGGCAAAGCGGAAAATTCAAGTTGCTAATACGGGACGCAAAATGCCGAAAGAAGCCATTGAAAGGCGCATATTGATTATGGAAGGGAAGCCAAGGATCATCAATCACTCAGGGAGAACCTATTCGGGGCTCATTGCGCCTAATGGTCAACAGTACGATAACATCACCAATCTTACAGCATTTTGTAGAGAACATGGGTTACAACAACCTCAATTAAATCTGGTTGCAAATGGTAAGCGAAAATCATATAAGGGTTGGCATTTGCGACAAGAGGGAGCATAGCAGGTATTCCTATGGAATACCACAACGTTTATGGTGAATTGATAGAAGATCAGGTAGGGCATCCATTCCATGATAAGGAGCAAGCTACATGAGCCAGGAAGATGAGCTTATTGAACTCAACAGCGTCTACCACAACTGTCGTTCCCGCATGGCCCAACTCGAAGCCATCTTGCGCGAATACGTGAGCTTGTTGGAAGATTATAGGCTGGAAGGTGATGAAAAGCAGTATTTCTTTCGCGCCACAGAGGAGGAGCGGGATGCCTTGCAGAAACGCGCGAAGAAACTGTTAGCAAAGGTTGACAATGAAAAAGCCCATTCAGAAGCCTAAATCACAGAAACGTTGTCGTTGTGGATCGCCGAAGTGCTCCACGTGTGGGAAATGTCACAATCGCTGGTGCTACATTGGCGACAAGACCGGCCCATATTGTGGAGGTTGATAGATGACACGTTCGCACAACGAAACCAGGAAAAGCCGGAAGGAGGCACCCAATCCGGTGAAAAGGACTGGCATGAGAAGAGAACTCGTGTTCGCTCTCATCGGGCTAGCGCTCGGCCTCATCGCCTGGTATCTGCTTGTGAGGGCAGGAATGATTGTCAATTGAAAGGAGCAACTGATGCCTGAATTTCCATCCCGTTTCACCTGGTGCAACTACTGCAACATGCAAAAATGGTGCTACTGGGTCAGGCGGGGGATAGGCAATATATGGCTGTGCTCTGAGTGCGCGAGAAAGACACGATAAGGAGGCATGATGTACTGTCAATGGAATCCGAAAGAGGACAGGAAAGCCCGAAACGATGATCCGACTCATCATGATGCGGAGTGCTACGCTATTCCATCGGGAGGCACGGATATCTGGTATTTGTGCCAGAAATGCCTTAGCCTTCCCCGTTTTACCAATTTTCGGGATGTTGGGAAAATCATCAGTCACTATGAATTTTGGTTCAGGAGTTGGGGGAGGAGAAATGCCTGAATTATCGCAACAGCAGCGTGCATGGCTCGAAGGCGAAGCGCACGATGTCGCGCAAATCTGCCAGCATATGCAGTGGGATAGGAAGTCGGCCAAAGATCAAATCCTGGCTACCTTTCGTATCGGAGAAGAGGAATGGCACGGCACGGTAGACGAGCATCGAGAAGAAATCGAGGGAATTGTGTGTAGTGCGTTAGATAGCATTTATGGGATAGAGACAAAGTAGAAAGCGAGAGTGCGGTGATAGTGGAGTGGAAACAGAGAATGAAAGATATGTTGTTTAGGGTGCTGTGCGTGCTCCGTCCCACGGAGCGGCCCAGCGAGACTGAATTGATAGCGTACGGCAAGGAAATGGAGCGACGGCACATGAAAGCTAGCGTGTGGATCGACCCAGCAGTCAAGCCCTGCGCCTATCCACAGGTGGCAGCATACGAGCCGCCACAGCGTACGACTGATCCAGTGAAAGTGCCCTATCCACACGGCGCGTACTTTCTCCAGGAGCGGAAACGCTACACCTGGATTGTGGATACCGAGACGCAGGGGCTGCACGCAATCACGCAAGAACGGATGCAGGAATTGCTGAGGAAGGTGGAACCATGAGCGGCCAATTTCTTGTGCTCCACGACCAGGACTACGCCTCTCGTGTGCGTCAGGCCATAGCGCGTGATGTGTGCGCAATGAGCAGTGTCTTTGTGCCAGCAGTCGAGAAGAAACAACGGCGTTCTCGGCGCAAAACGAAACCGTTGCCGCGTTTTCACGACCGGCAAACGGAAGTGGGAACCTACACGACGGTGCCGAGTATGGAGGATAGATGAGCGGATCTGAACTTTTCTGGGCGACCTATTTCATGCTGAGTGGCATGATCGTCAATGTTGCACTTGTCATGGCCCTGGCGCTGTTCCTGGTCCTCTGGCTAGCGGGCCTAGTGGAGGATGCCCAGCGTCGGCAGACAATTCCTCCCCGGCCTAAAGACGCGGGGCTTCCTTGCCTGAACGTTTGTGAATATACCGATGAGTTGACGGGCATTCGTATGACGATAGACCAGGATAATCCTAGGTATCCTGGACATCCTAAGATTACTGTCATTTGTCCAGAAGGGCGCATACTTTCTCTTGAGCAGATAAACGAAGCACTCAGCCGACTACGACATAGAGCAGGAGTAGCATCTGAGTTGTTTCCTGATGTTCTGCACAGTGAAATGCGGTGAAACATCCATGATACAGTTGAAGCAATCGTTACTCGATGAGACGGGAGAGGTGAACCATGCAGCCGAACGATTTGCGCGGCCACAGCCCGCCGCAATATGAGCTCTACATCCGACGCAGTGACCGAGCCTTGAAATTGGTCGAGCAGCACTCACGTCGTCCCGTTGCGATTGAGAGGGTGCTAGGGAGCCTTAGAGAATCGAGAGGTCTGTTTATCGTACTGCAAGACAAACGAAGGGTTACGCCTTATCTGATGGGCGATGAGATTCATTGGGTGAGCGAGTTTCCGAGCAGGGGAGGGTAGGTTAGGAGGCAGTTTTCACCGCCTCCTGCTAGCTAGTGTTTCCGTTCTATTTGCTTTGCACAGGCTTCACATTTGCCCGTCTCGTGGTCAATGAGTTCCATGCGAGTATCCACCGGTCGGTGGCACTCACTGCACTCTTGCAATGGAACTTCTGTCCACTGGCTAAGCGCCTTACCATCATGGGCCCAGGCTCTGAATACTTGGTTCTTTCTCATTTTCGCTTCTCCTTGACTCAATTTTGTGTTTCCTTCACTATCTATATTATAGCACATAGTCACCAATTAGTCAACACTTTAGTAACCAATTTTCAACGAATTTTGAAAACTCATAAAACTCGTTGAGGGAGGTGCTATTTTTTGAAAAAATAGCACCAGTTTCTCTCAATCAGTTTCTTTATAATGCGTTTCTCTCACAAGGTTTCTTTCTTAGTACGATGTCTAGGGAGTAGACCCCAGCGGTCTAAAGGCTAGACGAAGCGGTCTACTCAGTAGACCTCCTGGACGTCTACCGTCTAGACCCCTCGTACTTTCAGCTTGTAATACTTCTTAATTCTGGCTTTATCTCGTTCATCCTTTTTGCAGAGCAGATAGCCATGTTCTACCGCTCTTGCAATGCCATCGAGTACGGATTGTCTGCTGAGCCCTGTTCCATAATCGAGATTATTTCTTCCCTCCATAAATTCCTTAATGGTGATCTTTTTCCATTGATCGATCTCACCAAATCCCCAGGTATGACGCGCAACGTAGAAAAGGATCTTGAGCTCTGCGAGATTATCAACCTCCCTGAAAACGTCAATCCAATCATGGGGTATGCGAGTAAACCCGTATTCATTCGGGTTATCGAAACCTTCAAAAGTCATATTTGCCTACATGCTATAATAGCAAGTGTCTAGCTAGAGGGCACGCGCCAGCTATCTACAGGTTTGGAATTCCAGTGGTATATATTGTGCGCGTGTCCTGGGCCTATGCTACTTCTTTTGCCTGCTTGTTATCCGCTAATCTTTCATTTAATGCCTTGCATCTCCTATAAGCACCCTGCTTTTGTGGATAGACTTTTGTGTTATACGGCACCCTGTCGTTATAGTGAATCGGAGCCGAAGGACACCAAAAAATCTGATATCCACCCTCAACGGGAAACACCTTGTACTCCATATTTGTCTCCTTTTTGTTATTATTGCCTTCCCTTTTATAAGGTAACATATAAACAACGAGAAGTCAACCAATTTTCAACGAATTTTGAAAACTGGTGCTTTTTCGTTGTTAAAGTGTTGACTTTTCGTTACCTGTGTGGTATTATTAGATCAGTGAAGAACACAAAAACAAACTGAGGGGGACGAAATGACAAGGATCAACACCAGCCGCCAAGCGGTATCAGCCATGCAGAGGAATTGCACCTACAAGGCATCTGGTGCCATCGCCCAGCACGTTATCAATGCAACGGTCGAGCTCGACAGCACAGATCCGGTGCTCTACATCGATAGCAAGTTCTTGGTAGCCAGCAAGTTCAGCAATCGCTACTACACTTGCAAGCTGGTTCGTGGCCAGTGGACGTGTAGCTCGCAAGATGCGAGCGTAGCAGCTCGGTGCATCGCTCAGGCTCGGGCCTTCAGGCAGAGCTGGTAAGAGGGAAACCGATGACCAAGATTGCAACGATCACTTTGAAAGCAACAGGCCTCACCTACGAGGTGTATCCGGTGAAGTCATTTAGTGGCGCGGCTGAGTACAGCGTGTGGGTGATTAATAATCGTCCAGTTTACTGTAGGTGTCAATCTCGCAAATTTAACCCCCACAAGCTTTGTAAGCATATGCGGGAATGGATGCGAGAGAACGTAGCGAGTGTGGCCTAGTGGACATTGTTGAATGGATGTGTCAGGAGCAAATGGAGCTTCTGGCACACGTTGAAGACTCGATAAGAAATGGAAACTTTAAAATGATGAAGCAAACAGAGAAGCGCCAAATCGCTCTAAGAGCAGCTAGGGCACAACTGAGAACACTGGGGATCGATCCTCAGAAGACGGCAAGTTTTCAAGATATTCTGGCTGTGCTTGACGATCTTGCCAGGAGTGAGCCCGATCTAGTTGCTTCTCAATGGTACACGGCATCTACAAATCATCAGATTGCAGCCTTACGGCGTGATTGGCATGCATGGCTGCGAGAGCAAAGAAACAGATAGGAGACGAAATGCACGTAGGCGATACAGTACGCATCATTGCCGCCGATCATAGCGGCGAGATCGGTGAGTTGCGGGTGATAGAGCCCCTGGCCTTTATCGGTGATTTTTATGGCGTGTGGCTCGACAGCACAGAGACGATTGTATTCTTTTGGCCTGATGAGCTGGAGCCAGCTTCTCAGCCACACAAGACAACCCCGGCCTGGTGGTTGAACAATTCCAATGTATGGTAGTTTTCTATAGAAATTGAGAGGTAGCAAAATGACACAAACAGCTTTACAGCCATATACTGGCGAAGAGGAAAAATAATGGGCAATATACACTTTGTTGATAGAACAGGTGAGCGATATGGGATGCTAAATGCTTCTATGTTGAACTTGCGGAATATCGAGCCCGGAAAAGAACTAACAGCCGGTACCAGGCGGAAGTAGACAAGCCCTATTCCGCAAATCTTCTCTGGAAGCATATAGTCATTCTCTCTTTTGCCGGAATACACATTGACTCTTGCGGACATAAGCGCCGTATGTGGCTATGCCAATGTGACTGTGGCAATACTAAAGTTCTAAAGTTCAGTGATATGTCAGGCAACCATACAAGAAGTTGTGGATGTTTGGTCAGAGAAGTCAATAAAAATAACACCTACCGCCAAAAGCCTGATGGTTCATCGGCATTCAATCAACTTTACTTGGCTTACAAGAAAAGTGCTCGTTACCGAGGGTTATCCTTCGAGATTACAGAAGGTGAGTTTAGAATGCTCACAAAAAGCGATTGCTTTTATTGTGACCTACCACCTTCTTTACAAGCAAGTACTGTGAAGAAAACGCATGGAGAATATATCTACACGGGTATTGATCGTATAGATAACTCTAAAGGATACACCCTAGATAATGTAAAACCATGTTGTAAGCAATGTAATTATGCCAAGCGGGATTTATCAGAACAAGAGTTTTTGGAGTGGATAACGCGCTTAGCTGCGCACCTAGTGATGCAAGAGAGGTGATTTATGACATTCAACCCAGGCGACCATGTTATTATCATGGAGCGCAAATCAAAGCAGAAGGATGCACAGGGACACGAAACTTGGAAGGTTACGAAAACCGAGTACCTGCCTGTACAATGGCGTCTTTACTGGTTTCGATTGGAGAACCAGAAAGGCAAGATTGACTCTAAGGCGCTCACCATTGACCTGGAAAAAGGGGCAGCCATTTTTGAAACCTTTGTGGAGCGTGAAGATGGTGGTAGCGCTCGTATGCATGGTAGTGAGACACAAGGTGATTGGAAAGACTATATCGAAAAGGCGCAAACAAAGTCTCTAGGCCGCGCTCTTGCTGCTGTAGGATACGGGTCGCAATTTACCGATGATGAATTTACAGAGGGAGAGCGCATTGTAGATAGTCCTGTAGATCGTGGTAAATCCCTTGAAGAGCATCACAATGGGAACAGGCCGGTACAGACACCGCCTCCACCGAAACAGCCCAATCCCATCGATCAACTGAAACGGAAGGCAGTGGAGGCTAAGTTCATTGTAGGTAGCAATCCCCAGGAGCTTGCAACAATGTGGAAGAACCGCCTCCGCGCCGTGTTCCAACGCGAAGTGAGCGACCAGGACCTGTACGAGTCAGAGGCCCTACAAGGTACCCTGCGTGATGCCATTGAGCGTTACGTGGCAAGGCAGGCAGCGGCCACGAGCGGGAAGTAGCGAGAATATCAGGCAGCAGCGCACGGCTCCGGTCGTGCGCTTTGTATTGGCGAGTTTTCCCAATCTGCCAGAAATTGCTTATTTTGGTGCCAAAAAGACTTGACAACTTCGTTTCGTTATGCTACAATACTACTAGATCAAGAAACAAGGGAGAAACAAAAATGGACATCGATCAGCTTCTTTCAAAGCACAGCGATAACTACCGCTTTCACGGTGTACGCTCCGCGACATTGAGTCGCCTGATTGCTCAGTCTGAGAACGGTGAAATCCTTCTCTGGGGTCGCAATCCTGAGAGCGAGACCAGCGACTACCAGCAGGGCACTGGCGAACTGAGCGTCACTGATATCAGTGATATCGAGATGTCCTACAATGAATTTTGCGATGATGGCGGATTAGTCCTGGTGCTGGAAAAGATTGTTGCTGAGCCGGTTGAAATCGATCATGAGAGCGATGCTCGGGAGCATCTGGTTCGTGTCCAGGATTGGAAAGTGGTCGGTGGGCTTCGCCCAGTGGTTGATGAGGACGGCGAAGTGATCGATCAGGAAGTCTTCTCCCTTGACGAAATCTTGAGTGAAGAGTTTTAGAAAGGAAAATCATGGCAAAGAAGATCAGTGAGGTAGCGCGGGAGGCTCTCGTTCAGGCTCGTGAAGAGGGACTGAACGATGACGACGCAAAGTGGCTGGCGGTGGGGGCCGTTAATGCCGAAGCCAGAAAGGTAGGCGTCATCGGCAAGGAACTGACGCCTGAGATGAACGCTGCGTCTCAGGCAGTCGTCAAGCAAGAGTTGAAGCATGGCAAAAGGTAAGCAGGCTGAGAGCCTAAAGGGTAATCAGAATGCGCGGAAGGGCAAGCACCCTTCCCAGGTTCTGAGGCTTCCCGTAGAGCTGGTGGACGGGCTCTATGAATGCCTCGCTCTTGATGGTGAGGTCATCATGGAGAATGATCCTGAGCGAATAAGTGAATATGTGCTGGATATTCTCAGCAGTTATATTCGCCATAGGATTGAAGATAGCAAGGCGATCATTCTATGAATGAGTACATCTGTGTGATCTGCCTCTCGCCTATTCCAGCTTCCACCATCGAGAGGCGGCATTATAGCCCTGGTGGCCGCCAGATGCCACCAACGAATGAGATAGTCTGTAGCCGCCGATGCAGTGATGAGTTGCGAAAGCTGAAGGGGCAATTCAAGCAGATGAGTGAAGCAGGGAGACCTGCCAGAAGTCAAGCCGTGGCCCAGTCCAATCGGGACAAGCCGCGGAGAAGAAAGTAGTTTAGCGCCTCTCGTGAGCGGGAGGCAGGAAAGGAAACAAACAATGTCACATTGGCCACAAGGGTGGGCGGAGCGAGGAGATGCTCATTCAAAGGTAAGCAATCGGTTGGAGAAAATTCAGAAAGAGTTGTTCTATCGTTTTCGACTACCTCAAGATATTCATCTTGAGGTAGTCGAGAAACAGCCACAGTCAGGGCGATATATCGCCCGACACGTTCACACGGAGAGTTACCCATCGGGTGGGTCAGCGGAGTATGCTAAGTTTGCCTATTGGAACGGGCGTGAATGGCATGAGGATGCGGAGTGGCGCCATTCCGGCCCCCGTTCAATGGATAATCCTCGTATTGAGTGGTTTCGTATTGTAGAGCAGTAATTCAATCGCCTTCCATCTCAGCGATGGAAGGCGGGAAGGACAAGCTGATGGCAAAAGAACAGACATCAACAAAAAAGCCGCAGATCATGATTCGGTTGAGTGCAGGCGGGGACGAAGAGTATCAACGGGAGTGGACTGACCCCTCAAAGGGGTCAGTGACGAACTTGGGCACGTACAACAGTTCCTACACGGCCATTCGAGGCGGTGACCCATCGGGGCCACATCCTGATTGGTTTGATCTCTCCCCGGCTCAACTCGCTGCGTGTGAAGCAATTGCAGAGGAGTTAGGAACATCCAAAGTAGTGGTAATCCGTAAGGTAGGTAGCTATCGCACTGCCTACATCGCACAAACCTACAAGTTTGGGGCAAACAGACGCTACTATGTATGTGAATGTGAGATTGGCGAGTAAGTAGCAGAGTCGCCTCGCCCTCCATGGTGAGGCAAGCAGCGGCTCCACGAGCCGGGAAGGAGAGGAAGAAATGGCAAAGCGAGTAATCGTATATGAGTTGAGCGGCGGCAAGGAAGAAATTTTTGAGATGAGCAATGTCGAGGAAGAGCAGCACGAGCGGGCTGCTGCTAATCGGGAGTTGCATTCCCGCGATACTCAGGTTGTAGGCTATCATTTTGAGTGGAGAGAGGATAAACGATATGTTCCTATTCCCTCCGATCTCTCCGTTGGTCTTAGAGGTATCGGTCTTGCATCATCAGGTCTGCGTGTCAGTATCGCAGATTATGCCCCACATGACGCGGAGCGCGTCTGTAGGGAACTCAATGAACTCGATGCTCAATATTTGAGCATCGAGCAAGCAGAAGTTGAACTTCAACGGATTGGCGTCCAATTGTTAGCAGGGCGCCGAATACCTGGTATTCATCGATAGTAGCCAGCCCATCAAGCGGCAGCACAGTTCAAGCCCGTTCAGTGATGATACTGAACGGGCTTCTTGTGTCTCACGCCGTCTTGCCCGCTCGCTTCTTTGGTAACTGAGCAGTTGGACTTTCAGCAGTCAGCCGCACTGCCAGCCGTACCGCATCGGAGGCTGTACTGAGCCCGTACTTGTCCATGATCGTGGCGATAGCCTGCGTGTCCACTGCGCCAAGATAATGCGTTTTGCGGGCATAGCTGGTTTTGAGCATACATTATTCCCTTCCACGTTGCACAAGATTTGAGAACAAGTATACATGATGTCTCACCGAAATGGGACGTTGCGGGACACAGTGAGCGGGATTTGTTGGGGAAATGTGGTTGCAAAAATGTGGTACATGGTGGGTACTAAAAGCTTGCAAAATGGGTGATATCATGGTACAATAGGGTCTGTAAATTCCTATTTACGGACGGTAAAAGTAAAGAGAGAGACAGCTAAATGGATGGCCTTGTTCCCTATCAGCAACAGCGTATAGAGCAATCAATTGTAGACGTTTTAAAGATCCTTGATAGCAAGGAGTCAAAGCGAGTCTACAATCTTGATATTGCCTACTTTGCTGAGTGGATGAAAGAAAAGCACCTGACTTACCAATCTGTGACTACCTCAGATATTATCGCTTATCGTGAGCTGCTAGGGCAGACATTTAAGAAAGCTACATCGCAACGCATGTTTTCAGTTATTCGACGTCTTTTTAAGATGCTTGTTAGTCGAGGTGTGCGAACTGATGACCCTATCACGGATGTAAAGGGTTTCAAGCTTGCTAATGAGAGTACCCATATAGCTCTGAGCAAAAAGCAAGCAGAAAATCTATTAGACTCAATTGATACAAGCAGCCCAAAGGGCAAGCGTGATTATGCATTACTATCTCTCCTTTTACGGACTGGCATCCGACGCTCTGAATGTGCTGCATTGAATATAGGCGACTTAAGTACAGAGGAGGGATATCATATTGCCACTATCCAACATGGAAAAGGAGATAAACGGCGTATCGTGAAAATACCTGTAGACGTCTTTCGCTCCTTAGAGAGATATATACAAGCCTCTGGTAGAACTATAACATCACTGGATAACCCGCTCTTTATCGGTTTTGATAGACGTCCTGAGTATGAAAGCCAACGCATTAGCGAGAAGGTGATAGAGCGTGTGGTTAGAGAATATGGTAAAAATATTGGCTTCTTACCTCCAAAGAGGCTTACCCCTCACGATTTGCGGACGTCGTTTATCACACTCTCAAGGGAAGGTGGAGCTACCTTAGAGCAGAGGCAATTTGCAGCAGGTCATTCAGACCCGCGCACAACACAACGCTATGATGTCCGCAAACTAAACCTAGACCATAATGCAGTAGATTATATTCACTTGTGGGAGTAAACGATCAGATGCTACAAAACCTAGGAACTGGAAAATGTGACACTTGTTTAGAAAGCCCTCGCCCTTTGTTTTCGTTTCATCAGGAATGCGTTTATGTTCGTAACCCTGGTGAGGGGAGATATTGCCCTGCTTGCATTCTCACTTTTCAACAGGAATGTGATGTACCTCCGCGTGAATGGTTACGCCGTTGTGATGATTGCTTTACGTATATGGCATTCAAAGACCTTCTGCGGCATGAGCGGATAAAACATCGATGGTGGGGTTTTTGTCCTGACTGCATGGCAAAACAAATCAGGCGGAATAGCCTTACCTGTGTAGTATGCGGTGAGTCCACACTTGAATATACATACCTTTCTCGTATCCATTCTACATGCGAGAAATGCTATGTGCATTCACCAAAGTTAGCGGTAGTCATGTATCATAATAGCAGAGCAAAAGCATTGAACTTGCCTGCTACACTGACAACAGAGCAATGGGAACAAGCTATAAAACATTTCAATCATCGTTGTGCTTATTGTCCTGACGGGCCTTATGAAGTACTAGAACATTTTTTACCTTTATGTCTTGGAGGTGGTACAGTAGCAAATAACTGTGTGCCTGCTTGCCATTCCTGTAATGTTCGTAAGAAGGATAAGCACCCTAACGACTTCAGCAGATTGTTTCCGGCTTCGAACATCGCTCGTATCACGGCGTATCTGGCTCAGCACGTTGGCGTGCTATAAAGGAAGGATTGAACGATGGATTGGAAAGATATCGTACTCAGGGACGCTTATCTTGCAGGCAGCCTAGCCGCTCGTTCCTGGGAGCCGTGGGACTCCACAACGCCCGAAAGTGAAGCCGATAGCGTCGGTCTCGCAGGTTCACGCCGTGCTGACTTCCTGCGAGGCTGGCACGATGAGATAACGGAACAGGACAAAGCGCGCGACCCGAAAGCCGTGATGCTGAGGGAGTACGACGAGATGGCGCAAGGCTGGGACAAAGGCGACCCTGCTGCGAGATAAGTCAGTTTTGCAAATGATTGAAAGATTACGCCAAATCAGTAGTTAAAAAGGAGGAACTTGTATGACCTTTGTTTATCATGACGGCGGAAGAAAAGAAGCCGGTTATAAGGGAACCACAAGTGATTGTGTTGTTCGGGCAATAGCAATAGCAACTGAACAACCATATCAGGAGGTCTATAATACTATCAATTCATTTGCTAAGTTTGAGAGAACCGGCAAACGAAAAAGAGGCAAGTCTAATGCCAGAACGGGAGTCTATAAGCAGACCTATCACAAGTATCTAGAAAGTATCGGATGGAAGTGGACTCCGACTATGTTGATAGGTCAGGGTTGCGTGGTTCACTTGAAGTCAGATGAACTACCAAGAGGAAGAATAGTAGTCATTTTATCAAAACATCTATCGGCAGTCATTGATGGTGTTGTCTATGACACAGCCGACCCTTCAAGAGAAGGGACAAGATGTGTGTATGGGTACTTCAGTCAGTAGTTAGGAGCAAGTCATTCTACACACATGTAGTACATGTGGAAAACCGATAGAACCAACTCAGATCATACGCACACGATCTGATGGAAGTCTATCCATTGTTCGAGTGCCAGGCCCACAACGTTGTGAAACATGTCAGGTACGGTGGCACAAGCAATATCAGACTATGTATAAACGAGAGTGGCGCAAAAAGAGAAAAGAAAGCCATAGCAGTAGTTAAGGAGAAAGGTAAGGAAGAATGACAAATCTCCTCAAGGAAACCATCGAGGAATTGGCTGATAACAAGAAAGTGCCACAAGATGTACAATGGGTCGGGTCTCAAGATGGAAAGTATAGTCTCTCCTGGGAGCAGTTTGCCGTCAAGGCTTCGCAAATTGACTATGATAGCGGGTATGGAGGGCAAGAACTTGCCAGCAATCTTGTAGTGGTTGGTCCTGATTGGTGGTTAGAACGTCATGAGTATGACGGTTCAGAATGGTGGGAATTTAAGACTTTGCCAGTGTGTACAGAGGACACACAAGCGTTTACTTTTACGAAAATCAGAGATTGGGGTGAATGGGAAATACAAGGAGTCTAGCATCATGGTACTGGGGACACAACTGCATATCTCACTTGCTCAGGAACTCATAGAGCAGATAGCACCAGTTGAGAATGATGAAGATATGCCAATGAGGAAAAAACCAAAGTCAACTACTGGACTCTGGACATCTTCATGGCGCGAGGAAACACAAGACTCTGATTGGGTTGAGTGGTGTCGAGGTGAGAACTTTGGTGATCCCGATAAAGATCAATGGTTCTTACTTACTCCAAGAATAGACGCCAGGATTTACATGATTGACTCCCTTACCGATTTAGAACGGTTGCTGATCCAGTACGAATGGTATTCACCTCTTGCTAAGAAAATAGCAAGAACTGTAGGCAGAGAACATGCCCGATACTATACCAGCATTGACTTTGAGCGGTTGAGTAAGGAGTATGACGCTCTTCATTTAACTGAGTATGGCAATGGGCAGTTACACTTGAGTTATCCCCTTGACCTGAATGCCTGGGATAGTGAAAGTACAATATGGTTTCATTGGTGTTTTACTGAGGTACGAAAGATACAACTCGCTCTCAAATAACTACTCATATGGACAGTACTGCAAAGCGAAGGAAAGTTTATGCACGACCGCACCAAACGTGATGAGGATGTTGCCGACTACCTGGACGATCTCCGCGCCAGGGAAGAGTTACGTCAGCACGCCAACGACCCGCTTGACGCGCCTTTGGGTGTGCGAGTCCAGGCATTCACCATTGAGCGGCTGCGACGGTACATGGCTGATGTCAGGTATACTGGCAGCATGGACAGCCTGATAAATGATATCCTCAAGGATTGGTTGTATGGGGAGGGGGAATAGATGAGTACTGAGCGGGATAACCATTTCCAGAACTTTGCTAAGCTTCTTTGGGAGGAGTTGATCGAAAAAGGCTACACGTGGGAAAACTATGATCCTGATAATAACCTCTATCGTGATAGCGTGGTTGAACTTATCGCTCAACGCGCTTATGATCTGTCCGTACACAACTTTATGCACGTTGGGCCAGCAGAGCAAGCAGAATACGGTGATCCATGCGATTGCGTGTCCCATGTCCCTGACCTCACGACCTGGGATGACGTTTCTGCCTATATTGCAGACTATGACCGATTGAAGATGAAGCATTCTACGCAAGGAGAATAAGCAGTGAAATATTTTATACAAGACGAGGCGATTGCAACCGACCTACGCAATGCAGGCTTTGCATGTGAACTGGACACCTCGCCAAAGGTGAGCTTCAATCTCAACTCTCATCGGGAGTGGCCACCCAAAGAGATACTTCAGGGCGATTGGTATGAGGCCGATTGTCCACTAGAACATGGCAAACCGTTCTTGTTAGACGGGAAAAGCGTTGAACTTTTAGGCGTGCTCATCAGACGATCAGATCAGCCTGCTACGTAAAAGTACGTACCGGCTCCCTCATCTAAAAGCCGGTATGGTGATACTTTCGCGTCCAGGCACTTTCCCGCCTCTGGCAAGATACAAAATCACCCCTCGGCACATGGCTCTACAAGCCATGGCACTACAAACAGTACCGTATCAAATTCAAAAAGTGGCATGAGTCAAATTTGACTGCTTCCTGTCATTCATCCACACCTCATCACCCTGGCCAGCATCCAACAGCCACAACTCTTTCTCTGATCGAAGTATGGCCAGTGCTTCCACCGTATTCCACGTGACGAGCTCCACCCCTGGCCTGATCTGCTGCAATTTCGCTGTTGTGGAGCGTGAGAAGCCCACTTTGCTCAAGTTGCGATTAATGGCAATCATTTTTGTGGCTGCACGACCGGTATCAACGCGCTATCGTTCCAATTGCGCTGGACATCGGTATTCATGGTCAAATCGGGTGTAGCCGTCAATGTGTCCATATTTGCCCTCGTGGGAACATCATTCATTGCTCCCAAATTCACCGCGGGCAGCATTGACACCGGCGAAGGCACAAACTGCGGTCGCTGGGGGATAACCGGTGGTGGCGCTGGCACGGGTGGAGGCGTAGTTGCCGTTTGCTGTGGCTGTACTGCCTCTGTGGGCGTTGTTTGCGCAGGTGCTTGTGATGGTGAACTGATTTCGACAGGTGGCTGTACGACCACTGTAGGCGTCTGTTGGGCTTGCTGCTGAAACACTTGTACAAGTCCCGGAATAATCCCCACAAACTGGGAGATCACTTGCTGCAAGCTCTGTTGCTGTTGGCCTATCTGAGCCTGCTGTTGGCCTATTTGGGCTTGCTGGCCAGGAGACGGAGCCTTGTAGGCCAGATTGATGCCGAAGACGCCCGATGCTATGCCCCAAATGGCCAAAGCTCCATTGAAGTCAATCTTGCCGATATACAGCAGCGCTGCGCCGATAATGACAAGCAGGCACG